AGATTTAAAAACTTTATTGGATTCACGTTTCGTATTTTTTGACGAATACCTACCCATCCAAGGGAAAAACGGTAACAGGTCCAAAGGTCAAAGAGTTTTACAATTATTGAAAAAATATCCACAGGTAGAAGAAGTAGAATATTGGGAAGATAAAGATAAACATATTGTAGATGTGTTAGAAGTATTAGAAGCTTTTCCTGATATTAAAATTACAATTAATAAGATACCTACTTAAGTTGGTGTATCCTTCCCAACGGTCTTTCACTAGGAGCTAAATCCTGAGTATTATCAATTACCCAATAATTATCTACATACGGTACTAAATTTGAGACCGCATTTTTAACTTTATCGTGATAATCTACAACCATTTCTGGTGGTAAGCTCCTCTCTCTTTCTAGATTACGTTCTAAAGCTTTTTCTAATTCAGTTACGACATGAACAATACTCACAACGAATCCATTTTCTTCTGCAAGTTTTATAATATCTCTCATTACTTTTTCTTGTCCTCCACCCGCGTCATAGACGATATTCGTAGGTTCTTTTCTTTCTGATTCTAAGAAGTTTTTTAGAAACTGAATGGTTACATTACGTGGGTCTGAAGTGGTATGAGTTAAATCTAGAATTGTTTTATACCCCTCATCTGTGGATATAATTTCTTCCCAGTTATCTCCCCACAATTTTTTTGCTGTTGCTATTCTATAGTTGTCTACATTAAAGGGTTTAACATTATCTAAATCTATAAAATGTTGACTGACGTAACTTTTACCGGCACCGGGACCACCAGCTAAGATTACAAAATTTCCATTAGGTTGGTTAAAGGTAACCATTTTGGCTTCCATTAACATTAAATTTTTCATTCTATTTATTTGTTCTACTAACATACCTACTAATAAATATATTTATTATGTAGAACTATAATTGTTTATGAAAAGTTTAATAAAACAAATTCTTAATGAATACGCAAAAACTAATAGATTAATACTATTAGATGTGGACGACACCCTCTTAAAACCAACTGGGGTATATATCTATAGAAAACTCCCAAGCGACTCACAGGAGGTAGCATTGACCCCTTACGAGTATGGTTTGGAACACGTAACACCCCAGACCAAACAATATTATGATTATCGGGATTTCATGAACCCTGAAAAAACTAGACAGTCCATTTCTCAGGCGGAACCCATAGTAGCAAATTTATCTATAATGGATGATTTTATTAAACAAGGACATCAGATTGGGATTTTAACGGCGAGGTCCAACGAAGATATTGTCTATCAAGGTTTAAAGGATTGGTTGATGTATAAAGATAAACGAGGAGACTTAATCCCCTTGGGGGACAGGTTAGAACGAGAGAATATATTTGCGGTTAATGATATTAAGAGGATGGAAGAGTTAGAAGCGGAAACGGATTACGAAAAAAAGGCTGAAGTCGTAGAAAGATTATTAACATCCTATGATGAGATTGTTTTTATAGACGATGATTTAAAGAATATTAAACAAATGATGATACTAAAACGAGATTTACCAAAAGAATTAAGTAAAAAGTTATTTGTAATGCATGCTAAAGAATAAGCTTCTAATATTTATATTATATAATGAAATGGCTTTATGCTTTGCATATTATAATTTTAAAATATTAAAGTAAAGAGTTTTAATATCGGTTTTTGTAAAACTGTATATTTATTAAGAAATAACACTAGAAAAACAAAAATATTACCATGGCTGATTTATTAATGAAAATGCCCATACCGTATGAACCCAAAAAGAAAAATAGGTTTATTCTTAGATTTCCTTCATCGTTGGGTATTAATGAATGGTATGTGGAAACAACATCTGGACCACAGGTTACAGTTAATTCTGTAGAAATTCCTTTTTTAAATACTTCTACCTATGTTGCTGGTAGATTTGTATGGAATACAATAAATGTAACATTCAGAGACCCAATTGGTCCTTCGGCTGCACAAGCATTGATGGAATGGGTAAGATTACACGCGGAATCGGTAACAGGAAGAATGGGATATGCCGCAGGATACAAAAAAGACATTGATTTAGAGATGTTAGACCCTACAGGTGTAGTTGTAGAAAAATGGATTTTACAAGGAACATTCTTAACAGATGTTAACTTTGATAGTTTAGGATATAGTGATGATGCACTTGCTACCATTAGTGCGACTCTTCGACCAGATAGATGTATCTTAGTTTACTAAGAAATTAGACAAATTATAAAGACCTACATTTAACCCACGCTTACAGGTGTGGGTTTTTTATTTAAAGGAGATTTATTTTCTTCTTTAGGATACGGAAATTTACCCCACTTACATTTTAAATTTGAATCATAGATTAGTAGATAACGATGTTTACGAGCTCTAGGTCTCCACTCCCCCTTAAATCCTTTTACTGGTCCTCTTTGGTGTTTAGTGTAGGTTCCATCTCCATTATCGAACCAGAAATCCTTTTTCTTATCGGTTAGACCATAGTAACCAAAATTAGTAGCTTGATAGATATATCCATTATGGAATGATGAATCCGCATATGAAAGAAGTGCTCTTACAGTAATTTCTTTTCGGAGTAATTTAATACATTTTGATATAAACCATGAAAGTATGTTTTTTTGGGTAATATTTGGTCTTAAACATAGTCTCCCCAATTCAAAAATACCTTCTTGTTGGTCTCTGTTTAAACTAAAACACCCCTTTACTGTTTCAGGGACGGACGGCGAGTGAAAGACACACACCCCCACTAATACATTATTGGTAAATAATCCGAAATTGTACCCACATCTAAATCCTTTATTAATTTTAGATAGATAATGGTACTCTTCAAGTATAGACTTACACTCGGTTTTAGTTATTTTTTTTATGTTAAAATTTTTAATCATAGTGTATTTATATAAAACATTGACTTCTTAAAATATAAAATTAAATTTATAAAAAACAAATGGACCCGAGCCACTATTCCGATATCAGCCAAATAAAAGTACCTTATGATGTAGTTAGTTTACCATCACAGGGCATCTTTTATGTGAATAAAGTAAAAGAGGTAAAGATAACTTATCTTAATGCCTCGGATGAAAATTTGTTAAGTTCACCGAGTATTGTTAAATCAGGAAATTTAATTGATGGATTATTAAAGAGAAAAGTGGTAGGTGGGGAATTAAGAGTAGAGGAAATGTTAGACTGTGATAAACAGGCTCTTTTAATATTTTTACGAAACACCGCTTATGGACCCAGCTATGAATTCACTTTGACTGACCCAAAAACCAACACTAATTTTACCCACACACATGATTTAAGTAATGTAAAAATAAAAGATTTTACATTAAAAGCTGACAGTAATGGTGAATTTGATTATATATTTCCCCAGACGAAGAAAAAAATTAAGTTTAAATTTTTAAATTCACAACAAGAGAATGAACTTACAAATTTAGACGAACAATACCACAATGGACAAATTACTCCAATAGCAACTCGCAGATTAGAACTTTTAATTCAAGAAATTGAAGGAGAAAGAGATTTAGGAAAACTTTCAGAAATGATACAAACGATGCCAATACGTGACTCACAGGAGTTTAAAAAATACGTTTGGAATAATCAACCGGGACTAGATTTATCAGTTACGGTCAAAGCGCCATCAGGAGAAGATATCACGACATCAGTGGTGTTTGGCGCCCACTTTTTTCGCTCTTTCTTCGGAGTATAGGCAAGCTGTGCTCGATGAAATCTACTACCTAGTCAAACTCGCAAATTTTTCTCATAGTGACATTATGGAAATGCCTATATATGAACGTAGGTATTATATAGGGAAACTTACAGAAGAATTCGAGAAAAAAAGAGAAGCTACCGACCAAGCAAAAAACAAAAGTAGACTCTAGAAAATTAATCCCCATCTATTTATTAATAAAACTATAGCTGATGCCTAAAACTAATACGCAGATATACCAAGAAAATGAAGCCGCATTAAAAAAGGTAGGTGTATCTACCCTAGGGGTCTGGAATGCACTCGATGCAGACCAAAAGTTGCAGAAGCTTAATGAGGCCAAGGCAAAATCTATGACCTCTAATACAAATACGGGAAGTGCAAATAGTGCGGGTGCTCTTAATAGTGCCCTTCCTGAATTAGATAAACTTCTAACTCGATATGATGCGTTAACTAACAAGCAGACTGTGATGCTTGAACTTTTGACTATAGCGGGGGAGGCCCTTGAACATGAGGCTAAAACTAGAAAAGCTATTGTCACTGAGTTAGGTCAAGTTGGGGTCCTACAACAACGTACCAATGCCCGTATCACTGAGGCAGAACAGACGACCGCAAAATGGGGGATTTCACAAGAGGACATTCTCAATACAGTTACTGCAATAGGAAAGGAAGTGGGAAGAAATATTTCTTTTACTGCAGACGAAATAGACAGACTATCGGTATTCCAAAAAGCATTTAAACTTACTGAACATGAGGTTGCATCTATGGTTAAAATGTTCGACCAAATGGGTGACACCATTGGTAACAATATAACCAAGGCTACGGAGATGGCTGATGTTGCAAGAATGATGGGTGTTAATATGGAAGCTTTCATGGAAAACATGGGGCAAAACATGAAAATGCTCAATCTTTATAATTTTGCAGATGGTGTAAAAGGATTTGCAAAAATGGCAGCCCAATCCGAACGATTAGGTCTGGGAATGGAGCAAGTAGCTGGTTTAGCTGAAAAGGTTATGGACCCAGAGGGGGCAATTGATTTAGCTGCACAATTACAAGTAATAGGTGGGGGATTTGGAGATTTAGCAGACCCAATGAAGTTAATGTATATGGCCACCAATGATTTAGAGGGATTACAAGACGCAATAGTTGGTGTAGGAAAAGAGATGGTTGTTGTAGGTGAGAATGGGGAACTAATGTTCCCACCAACCGCACAACGACAATTAAGAGATATGGCCAAAGCTCTTGATATTCCTAAAGATGAGTTAGCGAATATGATAAAACTTCAAAAGAAGTTTGAAACCATTCAAAATCAGATGACGGGAGACCTATTAGGTGAATCTGAAGAAGTACAAAATTTTATTAGTAGTATCGCGAAACTTGGTAAAGGAGGAAAGTATGAAGTAGAAATAGAATCATTAGGGAAAGATGGGGAAATGGTTAAATCTTTCAAGAATATCAATGAACTACAAGGGAACGACATTAAGGACCTAGTGAAGATGCAAAAACAGCAAAAGATGTCCGAAAAAGATGTTTTACGGGAACAAACAGGTCTTTTGGAAGCTATAAATAATAGTGTTGGGGCTATGAATAAAACCCTAACGCTCGGACTAATTAAGAACTTAGACCTATCTGAAATACAGACTTCGTTAGTTGGAAATGTAACAAGTGATAAATTTTTACCCGGAGGAATAGTTGCAGAAATAGGAGATGATATTAGTGAAGGAGTTAAAAAAGGAATGTTAGAATTAACAGGGGCAGAATCTTGGACAGATATGAAAGAGGGTATATTAGAATTAGGGGACAGCATAGAAAAATTACCCCAATTGAGTATAACGGCACTGGATAAAGCGTTAAATGGTGGTAATTTTATGATAGAACTGATGAAGGGACTCGGCATACGTACTGTAGAAAACTTAGAAATAAATGCAGATGGGGGATATAAATTTGATGATTTTGATATCAAACCAGACGGTACCCCAAAGTATGTTGTAGGTAATAAATCTGGTGGTGGTGGGGGAATAGGTGCCATCCAAACCCATGGCAATGACTGGATATCGGGTAGACTGAAACCAGAGATGGGTAGTACCGCAAGCTTAGCCGCTGCAGGTGGAGGGACTACTAAAACCCAAGTAGAATTAGTGGGCAACAAATCCATCAATATAACTTTAGAGAAAATGCCGTGGTTTACAATGGATGGGAAGAATATGTTTGGAAAAATAGTAAAGACTCTAAAAGAGTCCTCGGTGGCGGCACGTGCAATGAATAATGCATTACAAGAAGGTTCTAATACCGTAGCTCCTAATTATCAAAATATGGACCCCCAAGCGTTTGGACCATTAAACACATAATATATAGATAAAAAAGAATCATGCCAGGATTACCACAAAATGATAATAAGAAACCTAATTTAAGTTTTTCAGGGACCAAAGCCCTTAGAGATTTAATGTTATCTAAAAATCTGCCCAATCCAACCACAACACCTTATTTTGATAAGCGTAATACTGGACCAGATGATTTTACTGATGGACAGGTAAGGGTAGATTCATTAAGAGATTTAGCAGTACCAGACCAACCAACAGTAGACGAACAAGCAGAGTTCTATATAGATAAAGCTTATTTGGCGAATGCATATGGACCATCAGGTGGGTTTTCTGATTGGATTCAGATATATGATGTATCACAAAAAATTGCAAAAGTAAATGAGGGGGAATATCCAAACTTTACTGCACCAGAAACAGGAGCTGGTTTATTTGGTGCCAATCCCTTTAGAACTGTAGCCAAATATTATTCCCCCATTGATATTTTATTGGGTGTAACGGCAGAAGGATTATTATCTACTACTTTATTAGAAGATAGTGCATTACAACAACAGGGTGCACTTGCATTGAGACGCGAATTCCAATCACGGATTCAGCAGGAACTATACCAAGAAACTATAGGAAGATTAAATTTTGTAGATGCTTTAAAAGACCCCTTTAAAGCTTTAGATATCGTGACAGGACGGGAATCTTTAATTGAAAGAGATAATAATATAACTGTTCCCAAATCTTTAGTAGGGAAAGGATTAGACTTTGTTTCAAGATTAACTGGTGTATATGTCCCGTATTCCTACATACCAGGAGATTATTTCGAGTTGGAACCCCCAAGAGGATTAGGTACCGCAGGAAAAATAATATCCGATGTTACAGGAATATTAGGTAGTTTAATTGGAATACCCAGAAGAAGACAATCCCCATCACAACGATTTTTAGACTATACGGGAGGGGCATCAAAGAATCAATTATTTAAACATATAAGATATAATGTATATGGTCCACAATATGGAGAAGGTGCACAAGCCCAAACAGCAATTGGAGCAGGATTTGGTGAAGCAATAGATTTTATTAAGGGTGGTATATTAGGAGCGGGTAATTTTCCACCTAACCCACCACAATATGTCGGAGGGCCTAGAAATAGAATTGCTGATATGACTAGTCCACCAGAGAGTACCTATGCTGGTAAAAATTATGTCCCTCAATTTGGTCCTGATGCAGTAGCTAAAGAATTCGATAGTAATGAATATGACTTTGGTATGAAAGGAAGAACATACATTAACCAAGGAAATGTACCGGGAGGGTTTACTTGGTTTACCGATAGTTCTGGTAGAGGTAAATTAGCTGAATTTTTCGGAGCAGGTCCCGGCCCACAAGAACCAGGAACGTCCCAAGGTGCTGAAGGGTCAACAGATGATACGAAGGAATATCAGACCCCACCAGACTACGATAGAACCAAGTCCACCAATTATGATTTTAGAGATGATTCGGTGATGGATGTTACCCAACAAATTATTGATTCAGTCCCAAAAGGAGGAGCTAAACTTAAATCAGTTTCTCATGCGATGAATCAAGTAAGTAAAGTTTTTAACGATGGGTATAAAGAATTAACAAAAGGTTCCCGAGTTAGAACATATATTAATACTGACCCAATTAATGAGGAAGTTGCTAGTGATAAGAATAAACCTAAAAACGGAGTAGGAAGAGGAGCAGAAGTAGCTAGAGAATATTGCCGAGTATGGACTAAGGATATTCCTTATTACACATATGGTAGATTAATGAAGACACGGATGAACCATCGTAAAGAAACTTATTCGGTATTAGATAGTCCTTACAATTTAAATATTGCTCCATGGAGGACAGATGAAACAGGTAAAGGTTCCACTAATATAGTGGGTGGTAAAGTTAAAAAATATATGTTTTCTTTGGAAAATTTAGCATGGAGAACTAGTTCTGCTAAAGGATTAACTTATGACGACCTCCCCACTTGTGAGAAAGGACCTAACGGTGGAAGAATAATGTGGTTCCCACCATATGATTTACAAGTAGATGAATCAAGCAATGCTAATTGGACTGAAAATAATTTTGTAGGAAGACCAGAGCCTGTTTACACCTACAACAACACTAATAGAACGGGCACCTTACGGTTTAAAATTGTAGTAGACCACCCTAGTATTTTAAATCTCATTGTTAGAAAATATTTAAAAAATATGACACCCGAAGAAACTGATGGTATTGTAGATTCTTTTTTTGCTGGATGTAAAAATTTTGATATTTACGATTTAGCACGAAAGTGGCCTCAATTTTCTGTTAATGAACTAGCCGGATTACAAGAACAATTAGACAACAAAAACTTGACCAAAGAAGGTAAAGGTAAGATTGCACAAGACACTATAACCGACGTAGAGACTGTAATAGAACCCACCCCAGAAATACCTAATTTAGACGATTACAAAGGACTAACTTTTTATTTCCAGAATGACCAACCTAACCCTAATAGCAGGGATAAAACAAGTAAACAACCATTTAATATATTAGCTGGGGATTATTTAACGGTAAGTGCACGAGATACTAATGTTGGAGAAGCTCTAGAACAAGATAAAGATAGTTTTAGAAATTTCTATAATGAAACTATGATAAATCATTGGGATACCAAATGGCCCGCATTTGCAAAAGAATTGTATAAGATTTTAACTGGTGGATTATATAAAGTACGTTTATCCTTTAAAGGGGCGGCGAGCTCTATTGCGTCTAGTGATTACAATGTTGATTTATCCAAAAGAAGATTAGATGCCGTAAAACAATTATTTGAAAATTATACTCTAGGGAATGAAAATGCTTTTAAAGAATATATGACTAAGGATATTTTAACTAATTTTGAAGGGCAAGCTTTGGGTGAAAGTATTTGTAATTCTGAACAACGAGACGCCAATGGAGACATATCCCAACCAAAAGCTATTTCCGCGGTTTATTCACAGGCGGCAGCTCAATGTAGAAAAGTGTGGATTGATAATATAGAGTTTGAAAAAATAGATGTAGAAGAAGAAGAAGTTCAACTCACACCCCCACCAAATCCACCAATTATCCGAAAGGATAGACCTTTAGCTAAGAAAAAGAAAGAACAAAAACTTATAAGTAAGAATACTAGAAGAGAAATTGCTAATACGGTATTAATGAAAATGGTAACCGAATGTGATTATTTTGATTTAATAAAAGAAGAAAACGAATTTATTTATGATAGATTAAGTGAAAAGTTTAAGTTTTTCCAACCTGCTTTTCATTCTATTACCCCTGAAGGGTTAAATAGTAGATTAACCTTTCTTAACCAATGTGTTAGACCGGGAGCCACTATTCCTACCAAACAAGAAGGTGGTGGGTTAAGTACCGGTGTGGATGCAAAAAATACTGCCTTTGGTGCTCCACCCATATGTGTTTTAAGAATTGGAGATTTTTACCATACTAAAATTGCTATTGGAAATATTGGATTTTCCTATGATGATAATTTATTGGATTTAAATCCAGAAGGTATAGGGGTACAACCGATGATTGCGAGTGTAACTTTAACTTTTAATTATCTTGGTGGTCAAGGAATAAAAGAACCAGTCAATAGATTACAAAATGCTTTATCTTTTAATTATTATGCTAATACAGAAATGTATGATTCACGGTCCATCTTAACTGTTACAGATGAAGACCCAGATGAGGCAGCGTGGTTAAAGGAGAATGCTGATTTAGTAGGGACAACCCAAGAGACAGGTTCAGGTGACCCAGAAGAAGCAGCTAATAAACAGGAAGAAGCAGACACATCACCTAATGATGGTTTTACCATAGGTAATAGAGAAAACCAAGTATTAACCGAAAGTGGGGAAACTGGAACCATAAAGTATGATACAAAATTTAATGAATTAAATTCACAAACATATAATTATTTTCACGAAACTCACCAGTCCATTTATGATGTTATGAGCACATTAAATTATGGTGTTATACAAGTATATTTTAGTGATAAAATATGGAATGAAGGTGAATATTATGAAGCAGACACAGATTCAACCATAACTCCTTTTACGTTAAACGGAGAATTAATAGGTGTAGGTAAGGATTACGATGCCAGGCTCACTGAAATAGTGAATATATATAGAGGAAAGATTAAAAGTGAAACCACCTATATTCAAGGACAAGCAGATAACTTTTTATCAGGAGGTGAAAAAAGAAAATTAAAAAAGTTTTTGGAACAAAAATTAACTAATGCAGATGCAGACTTAAGACAAGTTTTTAGTGATTTAGATGAAGGTTTGAAGAAGACACATTTAAATTATTTAAAAGAAGTTAATGCGTTTAATGTTGTTAATAGATATACAGATGGATTTATAGAAAATGGTAAAACTACTGTTTTTAGATTAAGTGGTGGAACGCCAGTATACGAAACTTCATCACTGGACTTCCAACCTACATGGCCTAGTAACACATTAAAGGAATTAGGAAATGATTACAAATATCTCACTAATAGTTTAAGTTGTTATTCTAAAATTATGAATGGTAGTATATTGGTAGACCTTAATGGATATAATACCGCATCTGCAGCAGCACTTACCCAATCAGGAAAATATAATAGTAATCCTGGTGGCATTAATTTCATTCAAACTTCGGATGAATCTCCCAAACTTAATCAAACTATTTTATTTGAGTATTTTCTATTCTCAGAACAAATGATTGATAAAAATACTGTAGCCCCATTGAATGTTCCACAGTTTAAAGAAGATAATATTTATGCAGAGACAGGTGAAGGTGAATTTTTTACTGAATTAAAAACTGCATTAGGCATATCGGAACCAGAACCTAATTGGATTAGTGATATGAGAGTATTAATGAATCAGGCGATTGCTGAAAATGAAAATTTTTATTTAACACAATTGTGGGAAATTCAAAACGACGTAATTTATGTATTAGCCCAAATTGTGGATGATAATGTCCTTGTAGATGGATTAGCTAGTGATAGTGATTTAGGTACTAAAGGAGATACCAGCACTAGACCAGTTATTAGTAAAGATAAACCTAGAGAACTATTATATGAAAAAGAGTCTAATGGGGTTTATGAAGAATATATTAGAGAATACAATAGTGACACCAATAGTGATAATGATACCTTTAATTTAAAATTTAACTAATATGTCTAATTATTATAACAGATATTCAGATTTTAACATCAACGGAGAAAATATAACCGTCCCCTATATAAAATTACCTTCTAAATCTACTGATAAGAGAGTAATATATAAGGTAGGGAGGTCACGTTTAGATAAAGTTAGTCAACAATATTATGAGAGTCCGTACTTTGGTTGGTTAATATTACAAGCTAATCCTTCTGTTGGGGGTTTAGAGTGGAATATTAAAGATGGGCAAGTATTGATTGTACCATATCCTTTAGTAGCTTCTTTACAGGTTTATAAAACAGCGATAGATAATCATTTCTTTTTTTACGGTAAAAGTTTACCAACAAAGAATTACGCAGTTCCCTATATAGAAAGTAAACCCATAACGGAGGTGGCACCAACCACTAACAAGAATATTGGTGGTTCCTCTTATTAAATTATGTAAATAGATGGCAAATGAGATTTTAAATGGTGACGATGTACTAGTTGAATTTTCAGAGAATAATATTCTTTTAGTTGACCCCAATCGCATATACCAAAATGGTCAAGCGGTTGATAGGGCAGTTAAACATGAAAATTTAACCATTTATGCCAATCTTAAAGCACGAGTAGTACCACGTAGTAAATTAATTAGTGGTGTAGGAATTGATAGTGAAACTCCAGAAGCATTTGTAGATGTGTTTGAAGGGGAAATAAATTTTTTAAAACCTGGTTCAAAAGAGTATATGACTACTGATTGGGCCGATAGTCAAACAGGTAAAGGATTTAATGTAGCAACAGGAGGGGGTAATTTAAATCAAAAAGTTTATACTACTTTAAAAGATATCAATACAGGTGAAGATGTAACAACAGAAAAAATTACTAATAAGTTAGATACCGAATCTTTTGGAATAGAAAGTATTTCAGTTACCCTAAACAGGTCATACACCCCAACAGTTCAAATAAATTTTGTTGATGTAAGAGGACAAACTCTTTTTGAACAAGGAAAAGATTCACCATATGCTGCTTTTTTCCAACTCCCCTACCCTCTTTTTAAATTAATTTTAAAGGGGTATTATGGGAAAGCCGTGGAGTACCAACTTATGTGTCAAAAGTTTAATGCTTCATTTGACGCTAGTAGTGGAAATTATATTGTTACCTGTTCTTTTATTGGTAGAATATCTGCTCTTCTTAATGACATAACATTACAAGAACTTAAAATGGCTCCTTATATGTTTTCAAAAACATATGAAATAAATGATGGAGAAAGTGACCCCAGAACAGTAATAACCAGTAAAGGAAGACAAACACTACATGAGGTTTATACAGGATATAAAAATCTAGGCCTTGTGAGTCAAGGATTACCTGAAATGACATTAGTAGAGTTAATTGAAAAGGTGGAAAAGCTTGAGACAGATATCCAACAAAACCTAAAAAAAGAAGACTTAGAGGGATTAGATGATATTGATAATTATGAAAGAAATGTTTTAAATTATAGAAGAAAGATTTTAGAATCTGGTGGTTGGAAATATATCCATATGGAGCATAAATTAGACTCCCCACAACATTTTATTGTTAATCACAACACCCAACAAAAGTACTACAGATGGACTAAATTTTATCAAGACGATGTTGAAAAAAGAACTAATGCTTTAACAGAGTTAGATAAACACATAGAAACGTATAATAATTTATTATTAGATAATAAGACATTTGGTAAAAATGGTATTAGTGCTATTCCTATTAATATTACATTTAATGATTTTTTAGCTCCCCCAAGTGACCTTATAGCGATGGGAGAAGCCCCAGACGCTCAATGGTTTATTTTTGACACACGGGCTACCACTTTTGGAGTTAAAATCGGTAAAATAATTGCTCAGTTTAACGCTAAAAGAAATCAAATAGAACAGAAGATTACAGGAAAGATTAATAGCACAGTTATTGATATATTAGGATTTAAACCCACCATTAGAAATTTATTTGCTATTTTAATAGCTCAAGCAGATACATTTTTAAGATTAATGGATGAAACCCACACTAAAGCATTTGCAGTAAGAGATAGTCAGTATAGATTAGAGGCCGTAAAGGGAGATGGTAAATCCAATCAAAATACGGAACCACCAGAACAACCTTTTGTATATCCATGGCCCCATTATTATGTTAGAAAAGAAACTGAAGGAACCACTTCATTTGTAAGTACTTATCCCGGTGCATATATGGTACAAGATAAAATTATGTCCTATGATGCTACATTATGGCCTGAGGTAAATTTTGTGGAAGAGTACCTCAAAGCTCACACCGTAAAAGATAATGCAGTTGGTTCAGAATTCACCAACACTTCTATATCACAAAAATGGTTACCCATAACATCATTTGATTTATTTGAAAATGATTTATATGCTATTGCTTCATATACTACTTTAAGTTATGAGATTTGGGACAGAGCCACCGTACATACTTTTTTTTCAGGCATTATTCCTAGAATTACCACCAATCAGGGAAGTGGTGTTTTGGATGCATGGGGAATGTTTGAAGCGTTAAATATAAAACAAAGAACTCAAGGATTTTTTCAAATACGAGAATTCTGGAAAAATCAAACTTTTAATTATAATACATTTTTAGACTATCTAAAAGAGTTAGCTCCCCTCACCGATTACCAAATATTGTTAGAAGATAATTACAATACTCCTTATTTAAGAACAAAAATTCATAATAGTAGATTTTCTTTATTACCAGCAAGTCAATTTGAGGGGGTAATATATAGTGTAGATGATGCAGATATAAAAAATGAAGAAGCATTGCTTGAATCGGTTTTACAAGTTCGAGTGGATAGAGATAATATTTTGGAAACATATCCACTTTCAGATTTTCTTTCACCAAGTTCAAATATAGAACCATTCCCGTGGGTTAAAGAAAATTTAGCGGGGGGTCAATATATAAAGAGTTACGAAGAATTGAATTATATTCACAATGGTGTTCAGTACGGTAAAGACCAAAAAATGTACACCTCCTTTCCTTATGAAGATACCTTACCCCTTAATGTAAGATTTTATTCTAATGCCCGTTGGGCAGTTAGTAAACTTCGTGAAACTTGGGATGCTATCGGACTAAAAAAAGTGAAAATTGAGGAATTCCAACTGTATTACCAAGATATCCTTACCAAGCGAACCACTGAAACCGACCATAACACTAACCTTAAATATAAAGAGGTATATGATAACTATATTTTAAAAGAAAATTTCGTACACGGCAAGAATCATAATATGTTTTTAACAGAAGGACCTCTTAATTACGGTAATCAATATTCGGGCAATACCACCCCTACTCAGGTTACATCTATTTTAAATACTCCATATTTTATTAATGGGTTGATTCAAGGAATTAATAATGAAATTAATGATTCACCAACCCCATATGTGGCAGCATCCTATTTGTTTTTAAATTCTCTACCTTTAGGTACTCTAAGAGAAAAAACTATTGAGAGTATTGGAAATATTAGTGTATATGGAGACTATATTGCTAAAGTTTTAAATCAAGTTTCTGCAGTTCATCCACTTCCCTACGCATGGATTTTAAAATACGGGAGTATTTGGCACCGGTATAAGAATTTCGTTAAAACAGGAACTGACATTTTGACAGATGTGTGGGATAATTATGATGCTGGTACCTATTTTAATGCAGATAATGGTATTTCTCACACCTATAATTTAGATGTTGGACCCAGTAATAGTTCTATCACCTTTGGAGGACAATGGTATATTGGAGGTAATTTTACAAAAATGAATGTGGGTGTTTATCCTGAATTAAATAATTTAATAAATTATTTTATCACAGGCCGTTTATTGTACAATGGAACCAACATTACAGGAGCACCATTAACTAGTAACGAAATTAATGCATTTATTAGTAATGATGCATTAATATTAAAAGAAGCAAATGAATTAATCATTAATACCGAACCCAATACTTTAAATCAAGATATGAATTGTAGTTTCTGGTATGGTTATTATGATTTAAGTAGAGATGGTTATTTAACGGGTTATAGTCCTACACAATATTATTTATTCCCTTCTTGTGGTGGAATGAAAACACAACAACTCCAATTTGAGACTAAAGAATCAATAGATTTACTTAATAATCCTAGTGTGCATAATGGGGCAATTCGTTTAGCGTGGGGAATGTCCAACTACGGGTTTTTCCAACATAATAAAAATACTTTTCCTTCTCCTACTCAATATTTCAAAGTTATAGATTCAGAAGAAAATGAACAATATGCTTTTAATATTACTAACCAAAGTGAATACGCAAGTATTGAGGAATTATTTGATATTTTTACTCCCGACATATTAGACGTATTTGAACAATATTTTTTAAATTTTTCTGAAAAAGATTCAGCAGTTTCATTTTTACTTCCAGGGTTTTCCGGAACTACACACGCCGACGGAGTATTACCTGACGATAATTATGCTCCTACCTCTGCTACATTAGGGGTGACTAACTATAAAAGTTTCCAAAGCATTATTAGAAATATATTGGTGGTGGACCACAGTGCGGTGAAGGATGCTACAGACAACACCCAACTTAGTTTTAATTTAGGTGAAGCACAACTGACTAAAATTAATTCCGTACTTACTCATTTTTTGAGTGAAAAAATGGCTTTTAATTTTTACAACCCAAAAGATATTGACCCACGAGTATTAAGAAGTTTTGCGGGTAGTGCAAAGTTTTATGAGTTTGGACCAACAGACGGCGTAGAAGACCGTACCACAAATACCTATACGGGCAATTTACCTCCAGAAATATCGTTTAGCCAATCACAACTCGATTATCCATTAGAGTGGGAAACACTTAAATTAGAGGTGGGATTTTATACGGACCCAGTTTACCCAACCCAAACATTTACTATTCCTTATTTTTCAGGTGGTTTACCCGTAGGGACTATACAAGTTACTGGAACAAGTCTTACCACTTCAGCATTATCCTATAGTGGAAATAGTTCTCTAGTAACTGATTTCTTTAGGGAAATGAATATAGCTTTTACTATACCCAACATTAAAGCCTTGAGAAAGGTAATTAGAATGTATGTTACCCAACGGATTAATAATAAAGCGTTGGTTCCTGGTTATTCTGGTGATACCACTGTTCAGACTACTTTTAGAACCCAAGTCCAAACACTAATGGACAAATTAGACACCGCACAAGGAGATTTATTAGAACAATTATTTGAAGATATGAGAAAGATATTTCCAGACATTAGAGAGACACAAGCAGATGAAGCTAAAAAAAATACTGCAATGCAAACTGATGAAAATAAGTTGGAACAATATCTTTTGTTTAAAGCATTTAACGATAAATGGATTGGGGGTGAGGATTATAGTAGCAAATTTTTGTTTAAAGATTTTTTATTTTTTGATGTTGCCAATAGGGATATTGGAGACGTGGCTATTTTAGATACAGATAGAATTAAAGAGTTTAATAATCCAGACAACGCAAAGCTAAGTTTATTACATATTATTAGTAGAATGTTACAAGGTAACTTTTTTAATTTTTTAGCACTCCCTAGTTATATCAATTTTTATGGTATAACCTCTACGGGAAATAATACCATACCAAAACTTAGTACTAGAGAAGAAGCAAATGCATTATTTGGTACTCATTTAGAAGTAGATTTTTTAGATTCTTCACCAAAATTTTTATGTCAATATGTGGGGGAAACCTCGAATCAGTTAGCAGACTTGAATGAGAAAACAAAATATAATAACGATTCTTTTAATATAGGTAGAACAGCAGACAACCCTCTATTTTCTAATTGTTACGACCCACAGAGATGCAATAAAGTAGTAGCTTTTGCCGTAGATTTTGGAATACAAAGTCAAGGGATTTTTAAAGGGATTAGTTTGGACACCACAGAATTTCAAAATACATCTGAGTCTTATGGTATATTAGAGGCAATGGCTCAATCCACCAACGATAAAAGTATAAAATCACAAGGGTTAAATTTATTTAATGTATATAAGTCAAGGTCTTACACTTGTAAAATTGAGGCTATGGGAAATGTCTGTATCCAACCCACAATGTATTTTAGTTTAAGACATGTTCCAATGTTTAATGGTCCATATATGATATTAAGTGTAGAACATAACATTCAACCTAATACGATGACTACAACATTTACGGGGGTTAGAGTACCATTCCATCAATTACCAGCAATTGAAAATTTAGTGGGAAAAGTGAATAAATCTTTTATTAATAAGATAAAAACAAAAATAAAGAATGAGGAGGCTCTTGCTACACAAGGTGGGTTTGACGCGGAAAATGAAGATGAAGAAAAAGTACATGCTGCTACTACTTGGCCTGCGGCTAATAGCGATAAAGTAAAAATGTTGATTATTCATGTAACTGGAGGATTGGATTATGGTTCGAACCCCGTAGAACGAATTAATAAACAACATAAAGATAGAGGTTTTGCGGGGATTGGATATCATTATGTAATTTCTAGAGGTACTGGAGGGAGCAGGCCAGATGGTACATTATATGCTGCACGTCCCGACACATATATTGGGGCACATGTCCGGGGTAAAAATACAGAATCTTTGGGTATTTCTATGATAGCGGACTGTGCAAAAATAGGGTATTATGACAGTAAAGGTGATTATGCAACAACTGCACAAAAAACAACTTTGGAATGGGTATTATTAGCTCTTTTATTTAAAAAAAGAATTTTTTACCTTAAAAAGGTTAGTGGGAAATTAGAATTATATATTAGGCCTATTAATATTACCGTAACGGACCCTGAAAATATAAGTGACAGTACTAGAGGAGTAACATCTGCTATATGGTATAAAGTAATAAAAGGACATAATGATTTTACTAATAGAAAAAGATGTCCCTGTTTTAAAGTACAAACAGCATTAAATGGTACATTCGGCATTAATCTAAGAAAGAATTTAGCAATTATTATACAAGAAATAAACATGTCATTAGACAATGCAAGTATAAATAATGAGGCACAAAGTATTGCCTTTAGTAAACTAGGGTCAGGACGAACTTTAGTGGCGACACCATACCAACCAGATAAAGAGGGAGATATTAAGACTTTGGCCTAATAATTTTATGGTATAAGGATATATTTATAGTAAAAGAAAATAATCATGGAAAATTTAGAAAAAAAATTAGATAAATTTCTAGGTAAAAAAACTAAAACTAAAGAAGAGCTAAAAGTAGAGGAAGAAGGATTTGAAGAAGTGTGTGATAAAGATACTGGTGAATGTTATACTATTAGGTCTAAAGATGGTTTAATAGAAAGGGTAAATAAAAAAATGGTCACCGAAGATGGTCGTACCCTTTTAATGGATTAAAACTGTATATAGAAATGAGTTTAATAGAAGATTTAATAGCAGAAGAATTTAAAAGATTTAATAACATTAATACTTATGTTCAAAATCTTAACGAACAATTTATTGGGTTAGCTGGAAATACACATGCTTTCGACTTAGGAGAACAAGCCGAAACACCCCCAGAGGAAGATGAAGGAATTGACCCATTAGCTGGTGGAGAAGAAGCGATTGACCCATTAGCGGGTGGAGAAGAAGGAAGTGAGACATTAGCTGCTGGAGAAGAAGGAATTGACCCCTTAGGTGATACTGCAGAAGGTGATGTAGACCCATTAGCGGGTGGAGAAGATGGTGGAGAGACATTAACCCCACCAGTTGAGGATGAGTCAGGTAAAGAAGAACTAGATGTAACTGATATTGTTACCATGACTAAAGAAACTGGAGAAAAGGCAGAGAATTTAGAAAAAAGTATTAATACTCAGCAAAATAGTGTAGATGCTTTAATTAGTAAATTAGATGATTTGGAAACCAAATTAGGTGATATGGATAAAATTGTTGCATCCATTGATGAATTAGAAGGTAAGTTTGAAAAATACAGACCACAGACCCCAGTAGAAAAATTGGAATTACGATATTTGGATAGTGGCCCATTTAATCAAAAACCTAGTGATTATTGGGAAGAAAAAACCGGAGAACTAGAAAAACAAAAAGATAAACACGAGTATGTCCTCACCCAAGGTGAAGTAGAGAATTATAATGATTCAGATATTAAACAAAGTTGGACATATGAGGATGATAATGATGAAGATTCTTTTTAATTATATAAAATAATAGTAAAATTTAGGTGGGGAAGTGGGTTGACTTCCCTATTTTTTTGTGTTACTTTTGGGTATTAAAAACATTTTAAATTAAAAAATATAATTATGAGCACTTTAGATGCAGTTTTAAAACAATACGAACAAAATCAAGTTAACGGTAGCTCTACAAATAATATTAGTAGAGAAGAAAGATTAAAAAAATATTTTGCTACCTTTTTACCGAAAGGTGAAACAGAGGGGGAAAAAATTATACGCATATTACCCACTATAGATGGGAGTTCCCCATTTAAAGAAGTCTATTATCATGAAGTACAGATAGATGGAAAATGGACTAAATTATTAGACCCCGGTAAAAATGGTGATGGTACACCTACAGGTGAAAGAAGTCCGTTAAATGAAGTTGAAGAAGCTTTAAAAATGACAGGCAATGAGAAAGATAAAGAAATTGCAAGACAATATAGGTCTAAAAAATTCTATATTGTAAAAGTTATTGATAGAGAAAACGAGGAAGATGGTGTGAAATTTTGGAGATTTAAGTGGAACTATAAAGGTGACGGTGTTATCGATAAAATAATTCCCATTTTTCAAAAAAGAGGTGACATCACCGATACAAAAGAAGGTAGAGATTTAACTTTAGTTCTTAAATCAGTTCCCCTTCCTAGTGGAAAAGGAACTTACACCGTAGTTTCTATGGTAATGGCTGAAGACCCAAGTACACTTACTTCAGATAAAGCTAACCTTAAAGAATGGACTGAAAATACTGAGACATGGCAAGATGTGTACGCCAAAAAACCAGTTGAGTATTTAGAAGCAATTGCTAGAGGTGAAACTCCAGTGTGGGATAGTCAATTAAAGAAGTATGTTTACACTGATTCAACAGAAACAGTTACCGTAGATGGTGGTGGTACTGTTGTAGACCCACAAAAAGATTCCCCAACAGACAACGATTTACCATTTTAATAACGAGTAGTTATGGCTATAAAGAAGAAAAACTTTAAAGACATTAAAGCAAAATTTTCCAAAAAAGCCTCCTTCAAACCAGACAGATTTTTTGATTTGGGGGAAGCTTTTTTAGATGCTACAGGCATTCCCGGTCCAGCGATGGGACATATCAATATGTTTTTAGGACATACCGATACTGGAAAAACCACCGCATTAGTTAAAACTGCAAGTGATGCTCAAAAGAAAGGAATTCTTCCTGTTTTTATTATAACTGAACAAAAATGGGATTTTAGTCATGCCAAATTATTGGGTCTAGAATGTGAAGAAAGTGTAGATAAAGAGACTGGTGAAATAGAGTGGGACGGATTTTTTCTATTTAATAACGATTTTCATTATATAGAACAAATTACCGATTATATTAATGAACTAATAGACGCACAAGATAAGGGTGAGGTGGATTATGATTTATTATTTCTGTGGGATTCAGTTGGGTCAGTTCCGTGTAAAATGACTTTTGATGGTAAGGGTGGTAAAATGCATAATGCGAGTACATTAGCTGATAAAATTGGCATGGGAATAAACCAACGAATTACTGGGTCCAGAAAAGACACATCAAAGTTTACAAATACCTTATTGATTGTTAACCAACCTTGGGTAGAGTTACCAGATAATCCTTTTGGGCAACCTAAAATAAAGGCTAAAGGTGGAGAATCATTATGGTTAAATTCTACTTTAGTATTTTTATTTGGGAATCAAAAAAATGCTGGAATAACAAAAATAACTGCTACCAAAGATAAACGTAAAGTTAAATTTGCAAGCCGTACAAAGGTATCAATTTTAAAGAATCATGTTAATGGTTTGGGATATGAAGATGGTAAAATTATGGTTACACCACACGGGTTTTTAAAAGGGAAAGACCAAACCGAAGAAAAAAAATCAATTGAAATATATAAAGAAGAAAACGCAACCTATTGGAAAGAAATTATTGGTTCTGATGGTGATTACAACTTAGCAGTAGAAGATACTGGTGAATTATTTTAAATTAAAAAAACAAATTATGAAACAAGTAGAAAAAGGAAACAAAATAAAAGTTCATTATACCGGAACTTTAAATGACGGAAATAAGTTTGATAGTTCCCACGACAGAGGAGATACTTTAAATTTTGAAGTAGGAGCTGGTCAAATGATTAAAGGATTTGATGAAGCGGTAGTTGGAATGGAAACTGGAGAAACTAAAAAAATTAATTTAAAACCAACCGATGCTTATGGGGATGTTAATCCTAAAGCATTGACTGAGGTTCCTACTAACTCATTTCCTACGGATTTTAATCCTAAAGTAGATGAAATGGTACAAGGAAGTACTATAGATGGTAAACCAATAATTGCCAAGGTTAAAGAATTAAAAGAATCAACAATTGTTTTAGATTTAAATCATCCCTTAGCTGGTCAAGAACTTAATTTTGAAATAGAATTAGTAGAAATAGAAAAATAGTGTTTAACCCTTTAAAAATAAAATATGTTAAAGACATTAGTAGTCGATGGGAATAGCCTTTTACAGACAGGATTTCACGGTGTCAAAGATTTTTACCACAAAGGTAAACATTTTGGAGCTATTTTCCATTTCTTACACACTATTAAGAAACATTTAGAGAAATTTGACCATGATAAGGTTGTAGTTTTTTGGGACGGTAAAAATAATCGTTCCCAAAGACAGGAATTTTACCCCTCCTATAAGCTCAAGAGAAAAAGTAGATTAAATAAATCCCAGACTGATGATATGTTTAGACAAAAACATAGAATCACCCAATATCTAGAAGAGTTATTTATTCGCCAAGGCGATTTTGAAGGTTGTGAAGCGGATGATTGTATTGCTTATTATTGCCAAAATTCCACCCATGAACATAAAACAATTATTACTACTGATAAAGATTTGGGTCAACTCATTTCTCAAAAAGTTAATTTATATTTTCCTAGAGAAGACAAATTAATTACTTTCACAGACAAGATTAAAATAGGTGGACTGAGAGTTCCTATTAGTAATTTAATAATAGTTAAAACATTATTAGGCGATAAAAGTGACAATATCAAAGGAATTTCTTATTTTGGTGAAAAGTCTTTATTAAAATATTTTCCAGAAATAGAAGAAAAAGATATTACTTTAAAAACTATTTTAAGAAAAACTAAAGAAATTGTAGAAAGTGGTAATAAAGAAAAAGGAATAAAAAATCTAAATGAAGGAATTTCTTCCGATGGAAGAAGTGGTACTGAATTCTTTAGTATTAGTGAAAAATTGATTAATCTTGATAATGTATTCCTTCCTGATACCGTTAAAGATGAAATTATCACTTTAATAAATGAAGGATTAGACCCAGAAGGAAGGGAGAGTGAACACATATTAAGAATGATGATGGAAGATGGGATGTTTAAGGTACTCCCACAAAAAGAAGATGGCTGGACCATTTTTTTTAAACCCTTAATTAAATTAAAGAAAAAAGAAATAAAATTTTATAACACCAAAAAAGTTTAAAAAAATGGAAGATAAAAAGCTTACAAAGTTTGAATTTTTAATGTCATTAGAAGACAACATTATTTGTCAACGATACTTTAATGTAAAAGGATATAAGCCTCAAAATAGGCGATGTTTTGATTTGTATGAACATTTGAAGTGGATAGAGCATGTAATTGAGGATGACTTAAAAATGAAGTCAATGGATTACTTAATGGAACAATATAATCGTTATACTAATCATGTCAATTTGTCCGACCAAGACAAAAATATACAACAAGATGAAATGTTTCATATGTATTTGAAACTTAATAATGAAATAGTAAGCCATAAAATTTTCCCTGCATGGATATACCCATCAAGGATAAGATATACTGTAGACATTAGACCTTTTATTTCAGGGTTCTTAAAAAACTTAAGTGACGTTTTGTCATCAGAAAAAGTTCAAAGAAAATACCTAGAAACAACTCTTTGATAGTATTTATATTATACCTAAACCAGCAAACTATATGAAGGAAAGTAAAAGTTTTGGGTACTTGGGGCATTCGTTCCAGCTCAAATTAATGAATCAATTAATTACGGATAAAAAATTCGCTAATAATATAGTGGATGTTATAGACCCGAAGTATTTTGACAACCAATATTTTAAGTTAATTTCTCAAATGGTAAAAGAATATCATGAGAATTATGATACCCCTCCGAGCTTTGATGCGTTGGACCAATTGACACGATTAGAGGTATCCTCAGAAATGGCAAAAAGAACTATTTTTGATATGTTAGCTGATATTAGAGATTGTACATTAGAAGACCATTTATGGATTCAAGAAAAAGCTTTAAAATTCTGTAAACAACAAGAATTAAAAAAAGCAATTAATAAGGTTAATAAAATATTAGAAAAAGGAGATTTTGAATCCTATGATAGGTGTGAGGAATATATTAGAGATGCGATACAAGTAGGAGAAAATGGGGACGAATCTAGGGATGTATTTAGTGAGTTAGATGAAGTTTTAATTGATGATTTTAGACATCCTATCCCTTTAGGTATTACTGGAATAGATAATTTAATGGATGGTGGATTAGCTAAAGGAGAAATTGGGGTTTTTCTTGCACCTACAGGGGTGGGGAAAACAACTGTTCTTACTAAAGTAGCTAATACCGCTTATAATTTAGGATTTAATGTGTTACAAATCTTTTTTGAGGATAACCCTAAAGTAATTCAACGAAAACACCTTACATGTTGGACAAAGATTCCCGCAATAGAACAAGCAAGTAGAAAGTCAGAAGTATTGAGTAAACTTAAACCATTTAGAGAGGGACGAGGTAAACTTATCTTAGAAAAATTACCATCCGATAGTATCACTATCCCAAAAATAAAAAATAGAATTAGAAAATTAGTAGCGGAAGGTAATAAGTTTGATATGGTAGTATTAGATTATATTGATTGTATATTACCCGATAAACATTTTAATGAAAGTTGGCAAGGTGAAGGGTTGGTAATGAGACAGTTTGAAAGTATGTGTAATGAGTTAGATGTAGTCGGTTGGACAGCCTCACAAGGTAATCGTACTTCAATAAGTGCGGAAGTGGTAACGACAGATATGATTGGCGGGTCTATTAAAAAAGCACAGGTAGGGCATGTAATTATTACTGTAGCAAAAACTTTACAACAAAAAGAAATGGGTCTTGCGACTATTGCTATTACTAAGTCTAGAGTAGGGAAAGATGGTATTGTTTTTCAGAATTGTACTTTTAATAATGAAACCTTAGAAATAGATACGGAACAAGCACAAACACTATTAGATTTAGAACACCAACGAGAAGAACAGAACGCTGAAAGAGTAAGACAGGCACTTGAAAGGCGAAGACAAACAATAAATAACCAATAATTAAAATTAACGTATGGAGATTTCAAGTAAAATTTTATCAGACATTACCGTATACATGAAGTATGCAAAATATTATCCAGAACTTAATAGAAGAGAAACGTGGGCAGAATTAGTTACACGTAATAAGAACATGCACCTCAAAAAATTTCCACACTTAAAGGAAGAAATTGAAAAGAATTATAAATTTGTCTACGATAAAAAAGTACTCCCCTCTATGAGAAGTATGCAATTTGGGGGAAAACCCATTGAGATATCCCCAAATAGAATCTATAACTGTGCTTATATGCCTATAGACCATATCGATACCTTTAGTGAATGTATGTTTTTATTGTTAGGTGGAACAGGTGTGGGGTATTCTGTACAGAAACATCATGTGGAAAAATTACCCCCAATAAACAAACCATACCCAAAACGTAAAAGGAGATTTTTAATTGGGGATTCTATTGAAGGCTGGGCGGATTCTATTAAAGTATTGATAAAATCGTATTTAAATGGAAAAGGGTCCAGAATTGAGTTTGATTATTCGGATATTAGACCTAAAGGAGCGAGATTAGTTACTTCTGGTGGTAAAGCACCGGGACCCCAACCATTAAAAGAATGTTTAGTTAAAATAGAAGGATTATTAAGTGAAAAAGAAGATGGAGATAAACTTTCTCCAATTGAGGTCCATGATATTGTATGTTATATTGCGGATGCAGTTTTAGCGGGAGGTATTAGACGGGCAGCACTTATTTCTTTATTTAGTGCAGATGATACTGAAATGATAGGATGTAAGTCAGGGTCTTGGTGGGAATTAAATCCACAAAGAGGCAGGGCAAACAATTCAGTGGTATTAATGAGACATAAAATCACCAAGGAATTTTTTCTAGATGTATGGAAACGTGTAGAGTTAAGTGGAGCGGGAGAACCAGGAATTTATTTTTCCAATGATAAAGACTGGGGAACCAATCCTTGTTGTGAAATTGCTTTACGACCCTACCAATTTTGTAATTTATGTGAAGTAAATGTTTCAGATATTGAAACACAAGAAGACCTGAATGAACGAGTTAAGGTAGCTACATTTATAGGAACCTTACAAGCGGGTTATACTGAATTTCATTATTTAAGAGAGGTATGGCAAGAAACTACAGAAAAAGAAGCTTTAATTGGTATTAGTATGACGGGTATAGGTTCGGGAAGTGTATTAGGATATGATATGTCAAAAGCCGCCAGTTTAGTTAAAAGAGAAAATACTAGAGTATCTAAATTACTGGATATAAATCCCGCAGCTAGATGTACAACAGTTAAACCAGCAGGGACCACTTCATTAACATTAGGAACGTCATCAGGTATTCATGCTTGGCATAATGAGTATTATATTAGAAGAATGAGGGTAGGAAAAAATGAATCCATTTATAATTATTTGGTAACTTACCACCCGGAGTTAATAGAAGATGAATATTTTAGGCCACACGATACTGCAGTTATTTCTGTACCCCAAAAAGCACCAGAAGGTGCAATTATGAGAACCGAATCTCCATTTCAGTTACTAGAAAGAGTTAAAAAAGTATCCAAAGGGTGGGTTAAAGCAGGACATCGAAAGGGTTCTAACACCCACAATGTATCTGCTACAGTTTCACTCGAAGAAGCAGATTGGGAATTAGCTGGAGAATGGATGTGGGAAAATAGAGAATATTATAATGGGTTATCTGTCTTACCTTACAATGGAGGTTCCTATAAACAAGCTCCTTTTGAGGACTGCACTAAAGAAACTTATGAAAAGATGTTAAAAAGTTTAACGGAGGTTGACTTAACAAAAATTATAGAGTTAGACGATAACACTAACTTAACAGGAGAACTTGCATGTGCGGGAGGACAATGTGAAATAGATGTAGGTGCCACCTATATTAAAAAAAATAAAGAAATTAGTGAAATTACATAAAGTAAGTAAGGAGATATTATATCATTTCCAATGCGGAGAATGTACTAAATGGTGGACTATTGCGGACCACCATTTATTATTAGAGGATACCGATAATTGGGTTAGTTGTCCACATTGTGGACAGAGACATAAAACAATAGAAAAGAGTGAGGAGTTACGATGATAGTAACCTTAGATTTACATGGTTATAAAATCACTCAAACTACCAATATTATAGATAGTTTTATTTCTGACCAACTTTTATTTGGGATTAAAAAAATAGAAATAATTACTGGAGATAGTAAAGACATAAAAAGTGTCGTTAAAAAAGTGGTAAAAAATTATGGGTTACAGTGTAAAGAACACCTATACAATAAACAAGTTTTAACAATACTATTTTAGATTCTAAGTTAGAAGTATTTATAAAGAAAACAATTATGCCCGAGTTTGGAACATATGGGATAGATTTTCCTTTTCAAGATAGTGACTTAGGATATTATTTACAATTAACGGAAACTCCAGAAGAAGAAATTAAAGCCAATTTAATTCATCTTTTACTGACGAGAAAAGGCACTAGATATTTTTTACCAGATTTTGGTACTCGACTTTATGAATATATATTTGAGCCGTTAGATGCACCCACTTTTGATTCTATTGAGGCAGAAATTAGAGAACAGGTGGATAAATATATCCCTAACTTAAAATTAAACACTGTTACCGTAACCCCAGCGTTAGATACCGAAGACTCACCCGGTACGATTGTAGCGGAAAATGACCCTAGAGTATATAGGATAGCGGGAGAGGGAACAAAAGAACATACGGCTAAGGTGAGGTTAGATTATACCATAACTAGTAACGCATTTGAAACTAGAGATTTTATTATAATTAATTTATAACGTGGCAAGTAACAAAATATCATACACTGAAAGAGATTTCGTAGGAATTAGGAGTGAACTTCTAAACTATGTACAACAACAATATCCGGAGTTAATCCAAAACGCAAATGACGCTTCTATTTTTTCTGTATTTCTAGATTTAAATGCGGCAGTCGCTGATAACCTTCATTACCATATTGACCGTAGTCTACAAGAGACTGTCCTACAATTTGCAAATCAAAAATCTTCCCTTTATAATATTGCAAGGACTTATGGACTTAAAATACCGGGAAATCGTCCTTCAGTTTCTGTCTGTGATTTTACTACTACGGTTCCTGTAGCTCAAGTGTCAGGTGGAGGAGATAAAGAAGATGTACGTTATTTAGGGGTTTTACAACGTGGAACCCAAGTACGTGGTGGTGGACAAGTATTTGAAAATATATACGATATAGATTTTGCTCTACCTTTTGATTCTACGGGAGCACCGAATAGAACTAAAATACCTAATTTTGATTCCAATGGAACAGTAGTAAGTTATAATATAACTAAACGAGAAGTGGTGGTTAATGGAATTACCAAAGTATTTAAACGTGTAATAACCGATACTGATATCTTACCATTTTTAAAAGTATTTTTACCTGAAAAAAATGTATTGGGGATTACCGCTGTAATTCAAAAAGATGGTACTAACATACAATCTATTCCTAAAGCTAGTGAGTTTATATCTTCTGCAAATCAATGGTATGAAGTAGACGCTTTAGCAGAAGATAAAGTTTTTGTTATAGATACCACTAAAAAATCAGACCTACCCGGCATAAAAGTAGGAAAATGGGAGATAGTGAATCAGCGATTTATTACTGAATATACCCCAGAAGGATTTTTCTTTTTAACTTTAGGTGGTGGAACTAGCACTTCCCAAGACAGTTTAGATGACCTCACTACGGAAGGATTCTCCATGGATTTAAGTAGATATATGAATAATATTTCATTGGGTACAACACCTAAGTCAAATACCACTCTTTTTATTCAGTATAGAGTAGGTGGTGGTAAAGCGACTAATATTGGCCCTAATTCTATTAATAGTTTTGGAACTATAGTTTTTGTAATTAATGGTCCTAATTCTAATATTAATACTTCGGTAGAAAATTCCTTACAGGTTAATAATGTGACTGCTGCAATAGGAGGTTCTAACCAACCTACAGTAGAGGAAATAAGAAATTATGTGGGATTTAATTTTTCTGCCCAAAAACGTGCCGTCACTATTACTGATTATAAATCATTAATTGATGGAATGCCAGGCATTTTTGGGGCACCAGCAAAATGTGGAATTATAGAAGAAGAAAATAAGATATTAGTAAATCTCTTATCATACGCGAGTGATGGCACATTAACTTCACAAGTAAGTAGCACCCTTATGCATAATATTGCAGAATATTTATCAGATTATAGGATGTTAAACGATTATATTTTAACACAACCAGCACAAGTAATTGATTTAGCGGTGGAAATAGACCTATTAGTTCAACCCTCTTTTAATCAAGGAGAATTAGTGGCAAATATAATTAATACAGTAAGTGATTTCTTTTCTCCCAATAATAAGGAAATGGGGCAAGACGTATATGTAGGAGAACTAGTTAAAGTAGTTTCACTTCAAGATGGAGTAACTAATTTAATTAATTTAAGAATATACAATAAAGTGGGTGGTCGTTATTCTAGTAATGAAGTATCACAAAGATATCTAGATGACAATACTAAACAAATTGAATTGATTGATGGTATTATTTTTTCACAACCTAACCAATCTTTTCAGATTAAATTCCCTAATAAAGATATTGTAATTAGAATTAAATCAACTGACCAAACTAGAATCTCTTAATTAGTTTACATATTTGTAGCTTGAAGTAAATTTGATTTTATTAGGATAACTATTTATTTGAAAAGATAATTTATGCCCAAGACAGTTAGAATAAAGGCTACTCCACAAGCAGATAAAAATATACACGTCAAATTAGAACAAGATTTTGATTTATTAGAAATACTCAGCTTAAAAATTTCTAAGTCAGACATCTATACTCGAATGTGTGCAGAATATGGGGTTATTGTAGGAAGAGCTTTGGCTAATAGTGGGTTTGGAATTCCCAATGCAAAAATATCTGTTTTTGTACCCTTGACGAAAGAAGATGAAAAGGACCCAATCATCTCCCAATTATATCCTTATAAGCAAGTTAATGACAAAAATGAGGAAGGGTATCGTTATAATTTATTACCTAAAACATCGGAAGGATGTAACCACAAAGCAACGGGTAGTTTTTTCACTGCAGAAGAGGCTATAAACAATCCTATAGTGGTAGAAGTATTTGAAAAATATTATAAGTATACCACTAAGACTAATAAGAGTGGAGATTTTATGTTATGGGGTATCCCATTAGGGGTTCAAACAGTACATGCAAGTATTGATGTGAGTGATATTGGGTGTTATTCTATGCGACCCTATCAATTTATTAAACAAGGGGTTAGTCCCGCTAAATTTGAAAGTTCCTTAGAATTTAAATCGTCTAATAATTTGGACACCCTACCCCAGATTATTATTCAGAATAAAGTTGTGGATGTAGTTCCTTTTTGGGGTGACGACGAATTATGTAATGTAGGCATTACTAGAACTGATTTTGACTTAAGGGATTCTGGCGTAGAAATTATACCTAGTGCCACATTCATGGGGTCTATTATCACAGATGAGGATAGTAATTATGTAAAGATTAGAGGTGATGCGAGTAGGAACCAAGGCAATTTATGTAGTTTGACTACAGGTACTGGCACTATAGAAGCCGTCAGACATACAATTCTAAAAGAAGAAGATGGTTGCACCCCAAAATTAGAATATTTTACTTTAGAAAGTGGTGGAAAAGTAATAGATGGTGATGGGTCTTGGGTTATACAAGTACCAATGAATCTCGAATTCGTAGTTACCAACGAATATGGTGAACAAGTCATTTCCAACAATCCAAAGGTAGGTATACCTACAGAGGGAAAGTATAGATTTAGAATAAGTTTTGACGCTAATAGTGGGGAGAATAGGAAAGGTAGTTATTTAGTACCCAATATTAGAGAATATGAGTTAGAGAGCAGCCCTATATCCGATTATATTAATCCCATTACTGGTGAGGTATATAGTTCACCCAGTTATACGTTTTCAGATAAATTAATTAATTATCCTTTAGACAATAATGGTTCATGGGAAAATTCTCCAGCTTATAAATGTGAAGACTATTTTTATCATTTTGAACCTAATAAGGTATATACTATTGCAAATTTTATTGACAATTACAGGAAACATTACGACGGTGCGGACCCAAGAAATAGTCGTTGGAATTTTATAGGGATTAAAAGTATTAATCCACCACCTGAAAGTACATGTGCGGATATAACTAAAGAATTTCCCACTAATGATGTTTTTAGAGGGGGGACGATGTTTTTTACTGCTCAACAACTTCTGCGGACTTATCAGATAGTCACAGTACTATTAACTGCTTTGACGACTATGGCGAGTGTTATACTTATGTTTTTTGATATAGGACGATTCTGGCAACAACTGGCTATACTCACGACGGGAGGTGTTAGTGGTATTTTGGCTGCTATAGTTTTTGGAATTTCAGCTATTGGACAAGCAATAGCTGCGGGAGTTGCTACTACACTATACCTTTCACTGATGTTTATTTTATTAAAGTCCTTTTATTTTGTAAGAAGACTTTATAATTTTCCCAGTTGTGAACCGTGCAGTTGTGGTGCTGCTTGGTATTTACGGGTACTGGGTAGCCAATTTATTACCGACGAAGATGAAATACAAGAAACACATGGTGAAGATAATAAGTCGGTAGGGACTTGTGATGAAAATCCATATATGACGGGATATGCTAATAATAATAAATATTGGCAAGGAAAAGACAACGGATTCCCTCAAGGTTGTTATGTTATTACGTGGAGTAACGCTATATATGGGACCTTATTGGTTATTACTATAGTAATAGTTGTTCTTGCAATTATTCCAATGGCTGGGCCAGGCGCTGTAGGAAACGCAGTTGCGATAGCCGCAGGTATACAGGCAGTAGTCATGGTTCTGGATATAGGAAAGATGTTGGTGGGGATGAACCAATGGAGAAGGTTAGCGGATATTTATATGGGTTTATGTCAGGGAGTATTTAATATGAAATTTAGTAATAATTGGGTAAATGGTGTTTTGTATCATTTTAGGTTTATGCGTAAAACGAGAAAAGTAGATAGTAGTGGTACCGCGTTACTTAATCCTGTTGATTTATACCCCGATAGAGTAATTTGGAGACAACAGGAGAATGATACAACCTATTATTATTATAGGAGTTGTCCTTTTACTTTAACGGGTGGGTTCCGCGCTCAAAATGTTAATGTAGACACTAGTGGTGACTGGCCCTTAAATTCGGTGGACCCGGAGATAGGTAATGCACATTGTGGAATTAATTTTCCCACCACGATAGTAGATTTAGGTCCTTTAGACCCCTGTATAACGGAATTATGTTCTGAAACAGGAATAGTGAACCCAGACGAATGTTTTTTTGTAGACAAATTAAAACCCAGCAGTTACCAACCAACCCAAGAATTATTGGGTCGTATAATCCAACAAAAAATAGGAATACAAGACTGGTACCAATTCCGATATAGTGGAATAAATAAGTGGTTTGGCCCTATTTATGTGGACCTAAATATCACTAGTTTTTTAACACAAGTATTTAATGGTAATGTTACTTTTAATGAGAGAATAGGAAGTGCGGGAGCAGGTGAAGGAACGGGAAGACTGATAGATGGTGATATTGCTCAATTAATCGCTACTAATAGTATGTTATCTATTTCGACATATACTACAGATAATCAAGACCCCTATTATGGGCTATCATTAGGTGGTTCTAATCAGCAATGGTATGACCAGTTTGGCCCAGAACAAGTGGGAGTAGTCAACGCTTCCACCACCCAATTTCATTTATTAGTTAGAGACAATAGATTATTACAATGTTTAACTGGGGATAGAAATGGATTAAGCCACACCCAAGTAGTACCATCTTATATATGGAATAAACAGAGTCAGGGGTATGGTAATTTGGACGCAGATTATATTTTTGACAGTACATGTAATAATACCGAGATTTACACTATGGGATACCAGCAAGGTTATGGGACATATTTACCACATCCAGACTATCCGGAAGGAACAAATAGTGGTGATTGGAGCTCACCCGCCTTTTATGCACTTGGTCCCCCCGCTACGCTCCCTCCCCTAGGTATCTTTAATACTACCGCACAAATGGGTTATTTCACTGCAAGTAGTTGGTCTAGACTAGGGAGTAATTTATTTTTCTATTTTGGATTAAGACAGGGGGCTAGCTCTTATGATAAATTTATAAACGAATACTTACCACCAGGAGAAAATGAATAATATTAAAGTTATAGCATCCGACAAAAAATTTAAGGGGGCTCCACCCTTAGACCAACATTTTAATATAGAGTTAGAACAACAATATTTAGAAATGGTAGAAGGGGATAGAAGTGTTCCCCTTAATTTAGCGGAGAGATTTAATGAAGAGAGACAAAATATTTCTGAATATCGTTTATATGGTAAAATACAACCTTTTATAGATAATGCATATTCTGGTATTACGGACCCTAGCCAATCTAGATTATTTTATAATATGTATAATATTGGGAGTTCTCTGACCGGCCAACCTATAGGGTTTCCTGAATTTGAAGAATTTGATTTTATCCGTCTTTTTAATTCTAGAACACAAATAGATGAATCGGTAGGTGATGAGACCAACTGGAACATATATGTAACAGTACCAAGTACTTGTAACTCAACACAACCTATGGTGTATCAACCCCAGAAGAATGGTAATACTCTTTCTTTTGTGGCTTCCGACGGTATTCCTTTTCATATACAAAATATTACAAAAGGTGGTAAAAAGTTAATACAGTTTAAATGTGCTGCACCCCATGGACTGAAAGTGGGGGAGTATGCCCAACTTAATATCCCCATACAACCTAATTATCCATCTGGATTTGCTTTTATTAATAATAGAAATACCTTTCCAGTTTATAGTGTTGGAGACGGTACCCGAAAATCCGACCTTACTATTTTTTCTTTAATTATTCCCGAGATAAATTATACACTTCCTTTACTACTTAATACTCTGGGGACTTTTAAAAGACAAATATTACTTAACGACCCCACCACTCTCTCTTATTATTATGTTATTGAACATGAAATTATAACTAATGTAAAAGATTATAACTTAAATAAATGTGCATTCGCTAAGGGAGTGTTTAAAAAAGTAGAAAAATTCCAACCCGCAATAGAAAATCCAGATGTAAAAGATAGGGTGAGTGTGAAAGTGGCTTACCCCAGTTACTTATATGTAATTAGTAAAGACATTAATGTTAAGAACTATTTAGATAATTTAAAAAAACCTTTAACTACTTTATATATCACCATTATGTTACGTAGTAATTTAGGGTATTTCGATTACCCCCCCAACTATGGGTGGGGGTGGAACTTTCCTTATGACTTTGCCGATAGTAATGTAAATAATTTTGTGGTGAGAGGAGCCACCTTATCCGATGCCCAACCAGTTACGGGAATTATATTTAATCAGTCACTCACATCTGCCAATTTAAAGTCGGGTATTCCCTTGCATCCTGGTGATAGATTGAGGGGAGAATTTGCGGAATATAATATGCAGGAGTTAAAAGAAAGAATTATTTCTGATATTAGACATAGATTTAATTTTAATTCTTTTATTTTTACTGGTGGGGAAGCGGGGTATGTGTATAAACCTCACTATCCAGTACCTATTCGTGTTTATTCCGATTATATTGAGGAGGGAGACCCAACTAAAGTTGCACACATCCCTTTTTATGCCACATATTTTAAAGATGAAAAAATATGGAAATGGAGAGATTTATATGATATAGGTTTTATAGAAGCTGGAAGAGGAGTAGATTATCCATTTATTAATACTGCACATTACCCACAGACTGATATTGATTTTAGGGTTCATAGAACCATTCGTGCGGATGCATTTACCGATATTAGTATATCGGCTAACACTCTTGAAAATTTTGTTGTAGATGGCTGTGAATAGACTTAAAATAAAAATAAATAACTCTCAGGATGAAAACTTGGATAAAGTTTTGGTTATTCCTATACCACAAACTACAGATGAAGTAGGAAGAGGAGATTTAATAGATGAATATGAGAGAGAAACCATAGAGAGACTCCTTCACCTTAAAAAAGATTATGAGGTAATTAGATATACTCAGGCTCCCCTTATTGGAGGAGACCCGAGCCCAAATATGGTTTATAATTTTAATTTTGGGGTTGGGGACCCCAACACACCGGGTCCAGTTTATTATAATAATGTTCCTGAAGTGACTATGGCGACGACGTGGAACAATGCAGGTACCAGTCCATGCCCCCAACAATTAGAAGCAATATATGGGATGGGTGGTAGTGACCCAGAGTTGTTGCCTGATGGTATCACTGTCGCCCCTATCCTTACACCTTCTCTTTATCCTACCTTCCCCCCTACATGGTATGGGTACGACGCAGCAGGGTTTTCAGCCGAAGAGGCATATAGAAATGAGAAAAGTTTTGTTAAAAGTTTTTTTAAATTAGATTTATATGATAGTCCTATAAGAAATAATCAAAAGCTATATATTAGTATAATTTTAAATCCTATTAATAGTGAAAAAATTTACCGACCTACTTTAAATAATAGTTGTCCTGCGGATGCTTTAGCTGATGGAAGATGGAATTGTAAACCTTATGGTGATAGATGGGTTCCTACTCCTCATTTTAATTTGGACCCATTTGGAAACAATGATGGGTATTACATATATTGGTTAAAAGATGATAAATTTTTAGATATAAAGGATTTCTATATGAGTGCTAAATTTTATAATGGAAAAACGGGTGTTATTACTTCTTTTATAAACCAAAGCCAAAACACATTACCTAATCCCTTTAATTTTACACCAGAAAATTTTTCTTACTATAAAATAACATTAGATAGGATTAATTACACTTATACTATGTTTGATAGTAGTAATAACAGAGCGGGTATTCCCAGTAACCCCATAATCTTTTGGCAATATATAAATAAAGGATAATGGAAAAGTATTCGTTTACTATTAAGAGAAAATTTTATCCCGGTGAAACCACAGCAATGTCGCCGCAGTTACCTCTCCATTATATATCTGACACTAATTCTGCAGTACCTGTCGGTCAAAATTGTAATAATTGTTTTTTTAATAGTGGTGGAAATTGTCAATATTGGAAATCTAATATACGAAAAAATTATTGGTGTGATAAATGGACCAATTTAAATTCTACAGTTTTTCCGACAAACCCCCCTTGTTTAACCGGCTTTACTGTTCCTATAATAATAACTGAAGATTTTAATGATATTGGAGTTTATACACCATTTGATGGTTTAGTTATACAAAGAAATATAATAAATAATTTTATTTATATTGCGAATAATTTAACCGTAGAAGTATATAATACTTCCGATTTAGAGTTTAAAAGATTTTTAACCTTCGGTGACTATACTGTGTATTGGGGTGATGGAAATAGTTCCACCCTAACTATAGGAGGTCCCCAACTGAGTACTCACACCTACGGCGGTGCAGGTAGTTATACCATCACCTTACAACAAGCTAACCCGTGGGGTATAACTAAGATGCAAAAAATAATTAAATTACCTTATACTTCACAAGTTAACATCCCCAACCCTTTTGGTGTCCTAGAAATATACCCACCTAATTTAGGTGACCCTATTGCGTGTAATTCTATTTATCAGAGTTATCTTTTTAGTGGTGATAGTAATCCGGATGTATATGATTTCTTAAGTTTTAATTATGTATCGGTTCCTTACTCAGTTACAGGATATACTAGTAATAGTCGGTTATCCTTATTTAAACAATATGGTACAAACGGCATTCCTTTAACTGGAATAACCATAGAATTGGTAGATAAGGCAACGGGGCATATTGTTGATGTAACTCCCACCTACACATCCTATACAGTTAATAATATAATTTATACAGATTTTAAAAATGGTAAGACTTATTTTAATGCTCGTAGTACGGGTTTTGATGTTAATAATTTAGACTGGGACTGTTGTACGGAGGAAGAAGACCCTACGGGGTGTACTTGTGAAGAATATGCTGATTTGGGTGAACTAATAGTGGGTGGTAATTGGTCACCCGGCACTGCCTATATGCTTAATACTATCATCGAGGCAAATGGTTGTTGTTGGGTATGTACGAGTAGAAGTTTAGAAGGATGTAGGGAGGAACCACACTTTGAAAGTAGAGAATGGTCTCCGTGTCTACCTTGTGTTGCTCCTGTAGCACCGGTGGGGTGTCCTTGTGAGGACGGTACATTTAGTCCTGAGTGTTGTGACAACATAGACCCCACCATTCCTGAAGATTGTAGTTTGACCTTGTATATGGAACTTAGGGTTAATGAGGGTGCAACTAGTGGGTGGTATGGTGCATCGGTAGATATATATTTTGATAATCAATTTAATCAATCTTATACAGTACCAATTGGGTCCACTGATAATACAGTTACAATTACCATTCCTGCTGGACAAACAATGTCTGTTGAATATGTAGGTGAGAATCAAGGACAAGGAAATACACCTATGGCATATAAAATTTTAGATAATGGGATAGAAATATTTTCTGATGGTTATGGAGGCAATCAAGCCCAATATGGTAATTGTTGTTCACCAGCTCCCGGTATCGTTTATTGTGCAGAATGCAATAATGGAAGCATAAGTGAAGTAGTATGTTTAGATGATTAATAAAATTAGATGATGAGAAAAAATTTATATAGACCCAAACATAAACCCTACCCTAAAGCGTTAAGTCATCCGAGTCTAGTGTTCAATCCATGTGGTGCATATTGTACAGGTGGTTGTAGTAATGATTTTGATATGGGTAATTCTATGAATACTGATTGTAGAACCCACGCGGGAAGTGGTCATGACGATGGATTTTGTTGTGACATGATGGGACGTATTGCTCCTGCCACAGGGTGGGAATACGGTAAAAATTATAAAATCTACCAAAACATTGTTGCTCAACATAACGATTGTGCTGGGTGTTATGTTAATGCGTGGGAGGACAATCACTCAGACGAGGGTGCGTGTTCCACCACAATGAATTTTACCTTCTATAAGAATGAACCCTGTAAGGGTTGTCTAGTTACCCCACCCGGGGTTGTCGAAGGATGGAGATATGTGTGGAGTGGGTGTGCCGACCCCTTAAATTTTATTGGTAGAGACGGGTGTACCAACCCAAATTCATTTGGGACTATTACTAATGCGACTACGGTTGCAGAACAGAGCAACGCGGGGTGCCCTAATCCTAATTCTATGTGTACCCAAAATTGTATGATGTTACTGCCGGGATATTATAATACTCATGTAGCGGGAACGAATGCCACCAACAGGGTGAATACGTTGATATATGGTGGTTTTGATAAAAAGAATTGTTTTGATTGTGAACCTAATGACCCTAATAATTACGACAACACATCCATACAAGGTATGAAATTAATTTTTGCAGGCGTAGGGAATAATAGTAGTACGGGGAACTACCAGACTGCATCGTCGGATGCTATAGATGGCCAATCCTATTCATTTAAGAGTGGGAGCTGGAGGGGATATCGGAACACCATGTGGCATTATAATAATGCACACGGACAGTTGGGACAGCCTGGTGGTCCTCCCACCCAAGCCAGTTCTCATTTATGGAGAAGACGAAGTCAATTTAAAATCAATGGTGTCAATAGGTACAGTACGGATTTTGATTCTTGCTGTAATTATGTGTCATTTGGATGTACGGACCCTAATTTTGGAAACTATGATAATGCAGCACAACTTAATTGTGCGGGAATTCCTTACAATAATAAAGAGGACCAAAACGGAGATTGTTTAACACCTTTGGGTGACCCAGGAACTTGTTATGATAGTTTTACATTGGACTGTGCACCATGTCTCGACAATAATGGTGAGTATGCGAGTGGTAACATAGGGACGGTAGTTGGGTGTACCCAAGATATTTGGGATGCATGTGGGGGTGGTGGTACATTACTCTCCGCTGCATGGACTGATATGTGGGCGGCACGGCCTACTAGTCATATATATGGACAAGGACAGGTTTATACTAAGGAAGGCACTAGACTTACTGTTTCTTCAGCCCCCAAGTGTCAGTGTACAAATACTGGGTGCATGAATCCCATTTACGATAACGGTTCTAACACTAATACTAAGGACTGTGAAGAAGCAGCACCTGGTTTTGGAACCTACCCTACTGCTCCTTTTGGGAACGAAAGATGTTGTACTACCCAAATGTTTGGGTGTACGGACGAGAGTAGTGATAATTATTTTTGTTCTATAATCGGGTCTACTCCGGGGGTTCCACAAAATCAAATGTGGTGTATGGACCCAACCACTGGAGATAATTGTGCTGCCTTTCCTACATCACCGGGTTGTCTAACTACTGCAAGTCCTCCGGGTGGGGCACCACTTAATAATGTCACTAGCACTAACCAAAGTGTAAATAATGGTGTAGTTCAATTAATAGATGACGGTACCTGTAATCTTAATTTAGCTTCTGGGTGTAATGATAATGGTTTAACTTTTACATCACTATACCCTCCAGGCTCTACCCAGTGTCCTAATGGATGTGCAGCTTTAAATTATGATGGTACTATAGGTATAAATAACCCCGCTGCTTGTATATATGCATTAGCGTGTACGGACCCTTTAGCGGATAATGTCATTAATGGAACACAATATTGTGTTCCGGGTTTCCCTAATGAAACCTCTGCGGGAGCACTTGCCACTGCAATTAATGCTCTTCCCGACCCACCCCCTGTCCCAATTACAGCTCAATATGTTTTAGATAATACAGTATCTAATCCAATTTGTTGTGACTACCCCTTTGAAGGAGGACCGGGATGTATGGACCCTTCCGCATTAAATTTTGACCCCACTGCGACGGTTCCTTTGGCTGGTGCCTGTTTATACGCTACGGAAGGATGTACCGACCCTAACGCTATTAATTATAACTCCCTCAATCCACCCATGGTTGATGACGGTTCCTGCATCTACTCAATAGATGACCCAGCAGAAGGAACTAATTTTTTAGATGGTTCGGAAATTTTATTGTGTATGGACCCACTAACTAAAGAAGAGGTGTTAATGAATGTATGTGAACCCCCAAAAATTCAATCCGAAGTATTTATTGAAAGAGGTACACAAACAGTTTTTGAGCCAAACCAAAGATTAGGTGAAATTAATACAATTGGGGGATTAGAAATTTACGGTTATGGATTTTATAACATAAAAAGACAAATATAAATTAAAATGGCTTTAGGAACTTACGGAATAAAAAGATTATCAGATGTATCTCCAGAAGATGTAGAAATATTATTACTCTACACCACATCTAGAGAAACAGTAGAAAATGCAACAATAACAACCTTAGACGCAAAAAGTGTATTAACCCCTTATTATCACAATGCTAATACAAGTGGGAATAACGCAATTGAGTTACTGGGTGGTGTATATAATTTACGCTTACCATATAATGAGTTTAATAGTAAGGGATTTTATACTTTAATTATTAGACCTCTAGAAATTAGAACAACAATAACAGATTGTGGGGTTTTATCTTCATTACCTAATGTTAAAGGTTTAGTATTTGATATTAATAATGTAACCGTAAGTTCTAGAAATAAATTTGTTAACAACGGTTTAGTGGGGTATAGAATTGAATATTTAAATTCTGATGGTAGTAAAATACCTAATTTTTATAGGATTGTAACATCTTCTTTTTTCTGTGAACCCATTACACAAAATTTAACTAATAGCAATCAAAAAGCTATTAGATATCGTTATTTAAATGGGGGGAGTAATCTACTCTTTTGTACTTTAACCCCCACTTCGGCCCCCTCTAACAATCCTACCGCGTTACCCTATATTGGACAACCTACGCAGAATGTAATAATTACTAATACTCATTTTAATCCTATAAGTATAGATATTGAAATGGTAGATTATGATATAGAAAGTTTGGGTATTGCATTATATGGTAATCAAACCAAATCTTTAAGTGATGGAATTTATACCATTTATGATAGTGCAAATAACATTTATAAACAATATAATTTATATGAAACCAGAGACCAGTTTGGAGCCCCACTTTATGAGGTTAAACAAGACAGGGGGAATAATATAGATTTTACTAAAGCGTTTAATAATATTGCACAACAATAATGGCAAACGGCATTTACAATAATAGTACACCGATTCCCGGAAATGGAGCAGATAGATTTGGGGACAAGTTAGTGGGGAACCAATTTACTGACGGCACCTCTCAATTTACCCTAGGGAATTTTGATATGTATTCTAATGTTGCCCCAAAAGATTCCAGAGACTTTTCTTTAGGTAACTTTTCTGAGCCTATAACATTAGAAACTCTTCATATTGAAAATATTGCAGAATCTAAACTTTTTGCCAGTAATAGACTTGAAATTTTTATTAATTTTGACCGTTCTAAGGTTACTAATTTTACGTTATATGGCTCACTTAGGGAGAGATTAAAAGTTGCGGTACATAACGTTATTAAAAAATTTCCAGCTGCAATGCTTTTCAATTCGATGCGGACATGGTCGGATTATAAAACAGGAACTACCGCTATTAATATTGCGTATGAGCCCGACGATAATGAAACTTTTATAGATTTAAACCTTTATACTGTTTATAATCCATTTAGTTTAGAATTCACTACAGGTGATTTGTTGGTTGGAGCATCCGATAGTATTCCGATAAGAAATCTTGGTAATTCTTTTATACAATATTCTTTATATATAAATAATAAAGAATATCCCCTTACTTTTTTGGTCCCTACTACAGGAAATACAGATACGGGCTTATTACAGATTGCTGTAAAAGGAAAACCTTTTTCTGGTAATTCTCCAACCACTATATCCTCTTTTTATATTAAACCTAATACAGTAGAAACAGAAAAAGCTTTTGATGGACTTCAAGAAGTAGAGAAATTTTTAGTAGAGAGAGCCACCACCCCAATTTATACTGCAACTTTTGACCAACCTAGAGAAACTGAAAGTGGTAAATTAATTAAATCTACCACTAGCATAACGTGGCCTACGGGAGATAAATGGAATATTCGGATAACAGGAGATTTATTTGAGACTTATTTAGATAAACTATATGAAGTAGGAGATTCATTTGATAGATACAAAACTAATTTAATTTCCAGATTTTTAACAACTGCTGCATTTAAGGAATTTGATACCTATGATGAAAAAGTAGATAAGATATTAAAAATTTATGGAAGAAGTTTTGATGAGGTTAAAAAGTATATTGACGGATTAGCCTATATGACTAATGTCACCTATGACAGTAAAAATAATATCCCCAACGAGCTTATTAAAAATTTCGCTAGAACTCTAGGATGGTCAACACCCTCAGCTATAAAAGATGAGGGATTTTTAGAATCTATATTTAAAAGAAATCCTGAGAAACAATATGCAGGAGAAGGGGAGACTCAGACACCAGCTGAATTAGATACTGAACTATATAGACGGTTATTAATGAATACTGCCTATCTTTTTAAATCTAAGGGAACGAGACGAGGTATAGAATTTATGCTCAGATTTATTGGGGCTCCCCAAGCTTTAATTGAGTTTAATGAAAATATCTACCTAGCAGGACAACGTATTAATATGACTAAATTTAACAACCAGATGTTAAAGATTTCTGGTGGTACATATACGGAAGAAGTACCAGTTAAAAATCTCTATTTCTCCGCTATCACTAACACCTTCCCACCAATGAGCATAACAGGTTTTAGTTTTGGATATAAAACCCTTACAAAAACTACTACCGCACAACGAGACCTTTATCCTGTAGATAAAAAAGGGTATCCTGTTACACCCAAATATGGGCCAGACGCTTATTTTCAAGCAGGAGCAGGTTGGTTTGAAGAGACTATAGAACATAGAGGTAAAAGAATAATAAATTACGATAAGTCAGTATTTACGGGAAATGACCCCATTACTAAGACTAAATTAAACCAGTTCACCTATGGTGAACCTTATTTGGATTTATATAGAAAATTTCCAGATAGTAAACTAGGATTTTCTATTGTTAGAACTCACGATAACAAAAAATCGTGGGTAACACAAGACAGTCCAGATTCTAGGTATTATGGTTTACCATTAAGAGGAACTCAGTATGAAACGGCTAAAGATAAATTAGTTATTAATGTTAAAAATGTTGAATTATTTTTAAATGTTGGTCAAGGATTAGAGTGGGATGTGTGGAATTATTCACGGAAATATGGATGTCCATTTGGTCCACATGCTTTAAGTGCACCTTATCCGGGTTATGGTGGTCCTGATTGGACTAAAGTTTTAATTGATGCATCAAAAGTCTCATTTTTTGAATTTGCTAATAAATTTTGGAGAGTGTTGGTGAATGTTAAAAATAGATTAACAATTGATGATGGGCATGCCGGTGGGTACCCTACATTATTAATGATTTACCTCAATTATTTAAAGAGTGACCTTACTTGCGGAACTGCTAGCAATAACTACACATATGAAAAGATGATTAAATATGTGGAAAAATTGGGGGAGTATTGGATGCGATTAATAGAACAGTTTATTCCAGCTACCACTATTTGGACGGGAGGGGTTAAATACGAAAATTCTATTTTCCACCAAGATAAGTTTGCGTATAAACATGAACCTTTATGTGATGATACGGAATGTTTTGGGTCATTTATAACATGTTGTGCACCAATAATGAATGATATTCTGGTGGAGGCCGCGAATTCATGTGAAGGGTTGCTTTTTACGGGAGCCACATGGCAGAATCAAATAACGTTAGGGGGTCAAGAGTATACGGGAAATATCTACTATAGTAGTACTACCTTATATGATATACCGGGTACCCAGATGTGGTTAGATGATATGGTAACAATATTGAGTGGCATTACCCAAGATATTACAGACCCGAACCATCTTCTTAACTACTATCTTATTAATAATATAACTACTCCTAATATTCCCGGTTTAACTAATCCAAACTGTGTAATTGTCCAAGGACCATGTGGTACTGGTGAGCCCATATGTGATTGTCCTTCAGGGTATACATTTAGTGCCACTAGTGTGGACAGGAGTGGTTCTGTACAGGGTATTTGTTTAGGCCCTCAAGTGAGTGGAACTACCGGAACTACCACACTAACTGCTGCCACTACATGTGTTACTTATCCTGCCGGTCAAGATGTATGGAACGCAAATAATGGTATAGACCCACATTATTTTAAATCCGAAATTTGCTTACATATGCAATCGGTACAGGTGACACCTATCCCCAACGATACCGACATTTATGCTTTTTACGATACTTCTTCTACTCCGTTTCAGACTTCGCAAACCGCTAAACAAAGTTTGGATACATGGGTAGGGAGCAATACCTCTTATACGGGTAATCTATATCATATTCCACTTTCCGATGAAAGATGGTTGCGCTGGGCAACGATACCTAGTATGGGTGGTACATTTGAAACGCCCACTTGTTGTGGTTGGCAAAATACTACTGTTGGTGGTGGAAATGGTGGAACTTTTGCGGTTTTACCCCCCGGTACTTCCTACTCTCCCACACCCTGTAATACCGCAGGTGCAAAAGATGGAGCGTTCTATACTTTTCCACCTAATTTATCTACTGATGTCTTAGTTCTTACTTTTATTGATGAAGCCGGGGGACTACAGAGTGTGGGGGACTACTATCACGGTGCACGGGGGTTTACCGCCGACCTAGGCCAACCGTGTAGGTTGAATACGAAGATAGGTACACCTCCAGGATGGGAAGCCATTGCTGGAATTCCTTATAGTCCCTCCAGTGATTGGGATTCTCCAAGAATTACTACAAGTGCACCCCCCTACGTCCAACCCACCCCCGCCTACACATCGGATTTTGGTGCGTTTACCACTGCACATGCTTCTTATACTTCATTTAAGGGGTTTATGTATCCTATTATATTTTTAGACCACAATGAAAATATGATGTTTCCATTACATGTGTATGGAGCAATGTTTTCTGGAACGGTAGACCCTTCTCAGGTAATAGAAAATCCTACAGTTATTGCGGCGGGAGGATGCTTTAGTGCAATAACCCTCACCAATCCCTATAGTGTTTTAACTGCAACCAATACACTAACGGGGTATGTGGGTGCGGGCCTTAATAATTTTGGATGGGGAGCCCAATTTGATTTAGGGGTGAATTGCCCCACCCAATGTGGTGATTGTAGTAATCCTGATTGTTTTAGTCCCAACTGTCCTGATAATGAGTCCCCTAATCCGTGTCGAACGGGTGACCCCTTTGGATGTGACTCGTCATTTGGGGCCCGGCAGCGTAACCTTTGTACCGACCCTTCTACTTTTTTCACTGAAGACAGATTCCAACAAGATTTATATAATTTTTTATTAGGTGACAGTACTGTTACCATTATTGATTGTAATATCTGTTTACCTGTTTGTTCTACTGAAGAAAATTTACCCATACGTCCTTGGGATAAAGGAATACTGGTAGAATATGGAGACTTAATTTCCTTTAATGGAGTGGTATACCAATATATTGGACATATTTCCCCAACATACCCTTTTTGTCCTACGTGTTATGATACGTGGCACGAGCAGTGGGTAGTGTATGATGCCGCACCAACAGGAATTCCATTCCTAGGTGGTAATAACTTTACCGAAGGAGATAATTGTGACGACTATCAGGAAATTGTTATACCCACCAATCCACCTATTACTGGTGAGACCATCACTACTAACCCCGTTATTTTTAAAGAGGGAATTTTTAATGTGGGAGCACAAGATTGTTTTGAATCTAAATATCGCCCATGTGAAGAATTAGTAGACCCTTGTGTCTGTCTTACTATATGGACGCCCGAGAATAGTGGTACACTTTATAATGTGGGTGATGTAGTATGTTGTGATTTTGATGGGGATGGCATAGGGGATATAGCTTATATCTTAAAAGATGACCCCATTAATTGTTCTCCCCCCCGAACATTTCCTGGAGGTGATAGCCCACTTTGTGAGGGATTTGTTGATGAGTGTTGGATACCTTGTGAGTCACTTGCAGCGTCAGGCACTAGAGAAAAAGTTGGGAAAGATATTATTTCCCTCCCTACTAATGACCCTACGGACCCTTGTAATCCAGATACACCAGTTTTCCCAGAGCCGGCGAAATGTGGGTGTGAACCGACAACTATCGGTGAGGGAGGGACTACATCACAGAATATTGATTTAGACTTTTACAGTATTACCGCAGCTGAGGTTCCACCAGCAGTATTAGAATTCTATCTCGATGAAGAAGAGTCACAACCCACCATTTTATGGACCCTACCCGCCAGTACCAATACCAGCCCGATATGGAGAAAAGCTATTATGAATCCGTGTTGTCTAGCCGATATATTTAAAATTCATTTTCATCAGTATCATTACGACTACGATAATGCTCATGCATCTTATGGTCACCCTGCGAGTGGATTATATACCACCACAGATGTTGCAGTATATGATGTAGCAATTAATGACAATACTCAAATAGAATTTTATAGGGCTATTGTTCCTAACCGTGGACCGAGATTTTATATGTATTTTCCATGTCTTCAGACGTGTGGTATTAACTTATCTGTTGAATCTGTTTCACCTTATGATACTAGTACAGAATTCCCAACCTCTCAAACTTTAGTTTTACAATTGGGTGGAATGGTTGGTATAACGGAGACTACCGCATTTTTCCTCCAAAAAGTTAATGATAGTACTTATCTTACTGATAATGGAACTATGAGCAATAATACCGACCTAGGTGTGGTACCAGACAGATATTGGTATACACAACAATGGGGTGATATAGGTAATTATGGTGCATTAACTGCTCAGGAACTAGGTCGTATTCTTCCTAATACTATCCCTAACAATGTGGGAGGACATCCTTTTGAAGGATATACGTACAATATGGAAATAGAGGTAGCGTGTCAAGGAGTAGAATGTAGTTTTCTACAATTTAATGTAGTAGAACGTGAGGCGGATGTTACCAATCCGTGCCCCACCAATAGGGGAGCTTCACGAGTAGCTCAAACCGCACCTATAGTACCAAAAGAAGTAAACATCACAGAAACAGTAGGGGCTGGAAATGTTGTAGAATTATTCAATCTTAAAGATGTATTATATACAGTTAATCCTGATTTAAAAGCTGACGATTATACTATTGATACTACCCAATTATATCTAGTAGAAAATACTAGAACTGTTGTGGGTGTTCCTTTTAATTGGAATAAAGCCATTCCTACAATGACCACACCTACCACGGATATCTTAGGGAAGGCTACGGTGGGTAAAATACGTACTTCTGAAACCTTTATTTCTCCTATGACTGGAAGAAAATTAGTAGCACTTTCATGGATGGATGATATTCTACAGAATAACACTAATGAAGAAGTGAAAATTAGTTTTGTAAGTAAATCCAATCAACGAACTTTCACACAATCCTTACCTTATCATTTTGTAGGTCAAGGGGCAGAACCCTTTCAAACGTATAACTCTAAAGATGTTAATGGTATTAAGACTGCTTATGCTACCTATGGAACTTTAGATACATGGATAACACGAAGTATAGGAGATGTAGACCAATTTTACCCCAAAGAGGCCATATATACAAATGGAATCTTTGATTATTTCGTGGTAACTCCAGTAAGAACCATAGATACCACTAATTCCCAATATATTACTGGGGTAGCACCTATTGCGAATACTACAACAGATTTCATAGTTACCAACGAAGGAAGTTGGTCTAAATTTTTGGCCACACAAAGTGGAGCAACCGTCTCCGCTGTAACTACTACTTATTCTGGATATACAAATTTAAGTGGATACACAAATCTAGAGGGGCAAGCTAATTCCCCAGACGCGGTATTTAATCTTACTTTTAATTCTCCAAGTGTTCTCTGGAAGAATTACATTCCTTTATCAGATAGAATAAAAGCACCGTTTAATTTTATTGGGAGTAAAATAAACTATATGCCCACCATACCTCTCGATGCATTGATTCAGAAGTGTGGGCCTTTCGAGATATTACGAAATCCTGGGGAGTATTCTCGTTATGTGGTAAGTGAAGGAGGAATTTATAACTTCCAATATAAAACAAATGTGGATATTACATATAAGGATGAAGGGTGGTGTAGTTACTTACAAGCGAATTATTGGGACTTTACAGATAATGAATATCCCTCTACCAATAAGGATTATTTTGATTTATTTAATACCAGTATTCTCCGATTAGGGGGCAATAATTTAAGTACCGAGATAGAAGGAAATGTGGCAAATGAGAAATTAAATAGAAAGAAAAGGTATGTACCTGCTTTTGGATTTAGTCCTAACACGGGATTAGAATTAGATATGAAGTTCACCATCAAAAGGATTCTTTCTGGAACTACTTCTGCAAGTACATTGGCAGAATACACCATTAAAAGAACAGTGGATGATGGGAAGGCAGATGCTTATATGAGTTTTGAGGTTAATCCAACGGATGAAAAGACAAGTACCTATAGTTGTTCGGGAACTTCGGCTACCACCGTAGTTTTCCATAAACAATTTACTCCTTATTTAGATACGGGTTGTGTTAAATTAAATAAAGGAGATGTAATTGAATTAGTGGGTCACGCGAATTGGGTAAGTACCACTAAATTTCAAGGAACAGGAACCACCGCTACTACTTTATCAGTTATAATCGGAAGTGATAATCAGAATAATTATCCTTACTTTAGAGGTACCTCATGTACCAACCAAACCATAACAGAAAATAAAGAAAAGAACGAACTATTTTTATACTGGAATCCTGATGTTCCCCCATTACCCCCCACTATTGCATATGTAGATGGGCAACCTGTGGAGGGTGATTTTAATAGTAATACAGGCACTTTAAATATGGTAACGAGTCGAGATGAAATAAATAACCCTTACTCGCCCCCCATAATTAATGCTTCCACCTTTGGTAGTCTTACATTTGTAGATATACCCACTAAAGATTACACTGGACCTTTATTTCTTATTCCCACTACAAAACAATCTAATTTATGGGTTCAGGCAATTATAGATAATAAAATTGATGGATTTAAGGTGAATGCATTAAAAATGGTAGATATAATTGACGGGAATAGAGCAATTTGGAATACCCCCGTCCCAATCACCATTAAGGACTTGGTTTCGTCGGATGTAGTCGAGACGAGTTTTAATCCTACAGGGGATGTTATAGGGTATGACATACCCTTAAAGAGTACAGAAACTCTTGAGCTTGAAGACCTTGCATCCCCCAATACAAGTCTGAGTCAAGGGGATGATGCGTGGAACTTTTTGAGAAGAGGGTCCATCAAAAGAAGTGGTACGGCCGATAATATATACAACCCGAGATATACCCTTGTTTATACAGCGGCTATTAGAATTAAAGGGACCCGGGAGACATTTAATTGGGTTGGTGCCCTTCTACCAAAAGTTAAAACTCCTTTAAATTATGTGGTCCCCACACCAGCACCCGAGACGGAGTTTAATAATATGAGTGAACATATCAGTGTGACTTCCTCATCATTATTAGAAGACAGAACTATAGATTTTACCCAGAACCAACTTATAATTGGTAAAAAGATTGTTAATATGACACCCGCCTCATACTCCACTACTACACCGACTACAGTGAAAGGAAGTAGTAGAGTTACTTATTGTAAGTGTGCACCAGATACATATCTCCCAATTGATGGAGATAGTGTGGCTAATTGTAAACAATGGTGCTGTGCGTTTAGACATAACGATTATTATCCTTGTAGTGAGAAAACACCTAAACAATGGGTAAAAGAATTGGGTAGTATAGATATAGCCTCAGACGCCGATTTAATTACGGATAAAAATAAACTTAAAGGTGTAGTTAGAGACCCTGTAATAGGAACAATCAGGTGGACGCAACCCAAACTTAAATAAAATAAATGGCGACAATTTCCCAAATAATAACGACAGGAGAACCTTACATCAGGTCGTATAGGAAACAAAATATTATACAAAACATTTTGTCTAATGATTGTACGGGATTTATTGATAATGTAACTTTAGATGGTGGAAGTGCTCCTTACGAGATTTTATGGCGAGGACCTAGTGGGTATACCGCTACTACTTTAGACAATTATAATTTATGTGGGGGAGTTTATTCTGGTACTGTTACTGATACACAGTTTAGTGCACATACTAGTGTTATCTTTCTCGATACTCAACCAGCACCCACCTTATCTGCAACTACTATAGACAGTGGATGCACCACAAATATTAATCAGTTTTGTAAAATTAAAGTCCATCAATTTACCCACACCCAACCTACATTTACCTATATCCTATATAAGGATGGGGTACCCTATAAAGATTATATTGGTAGTACGGGAAATGAAATACACACTTTTACTAATTTATCCTGTGGGTCTTATGCATTATCCGCGTATGACGGAATAGAAGTAGATATTCAGTACCTAATCAATGAAGCCAAGTGTAGTGACGGCTATTTTTTAGATAGTGATGTGTTTGGAGGAACTGGGAGTCCTACTATCTTTACGGGACTTACCCCACAACATATTGTAGAGGAATGGAATAAAACCATCAAATTTACTGATTCGGTTATTCCTTTTCGAGTAGGAGCAGGACCCAATTCATATAGTGGATTTGGGTTTACCATATACTACGATACAGGACTTATTAGTGGTGGTACTATCGAAACTAATAATCCCGATGCTTGGTTTTACACTGGAAGTACCGCAACTAGACGTACTGACAAAAATGAGGATTGGTTTTTAGGCACCTCCGCGTTAACAATGACTGAAGGTGCAAATATAGGGCCTGTGGGATTGAGTACCTTAGCTGATATAGGAAAATTTTATTATAATTCTTTTATTAAAAAGTTTGTGGTAAATTATAGAGCCACTCCGTTCACTAATTCGTGGGTTACATATAACCCCACAGAATACTATGGGGTTAATGGAAATCCTGTGGCCTCCCAACTTTTAACTGGTACCAGTTATTATAACACTACCACCCCACTGGGCACATTAATATTTGATTATACCGTTACTGCTGATACTAATACCGTCATCCGATGGGATAGTGTTACGGCAGGTAACTCTGTGTTTTTATTAGACGGAAATGTGGGAATTCCTATCGGTAATAGTAGTACCTGTTATTACGGTAATTATAGCCATGAAGTGACCTTAGGTTCCAGTGCAATTGATAATGATTTGATTGGTATTGTATTAGCATCTTCAAGAGATGAGTTAGGATTATATGGTGAGGTAAACCACACACATAATCTCATTTTATGGTTTAAAAATACATCTTCCGCTTCTGCGGTAGGAATCCAATTTAATTATGCTGACCGTACTAATGGATTTGTTGGAAGTAATGGAATTCGTCATTGTGGAAATCCTAGTAATCCATGTACTACCGCTTATAGTGGGTATTCCTCAACCATAACCACTAGACCGGTCGCTAACTCTCCATTTAGTATCGCCAATTTTAATACTCAAGGAACAACCAGAGTAAAAATTGAAAGAAAGGGATTATTCGGTGAAAGATTTAGAATTAGGATGACGGATTTAATTACGGCTCCGAGTGGGGGTGTTATTCCTTATAATCCCCTTTATGAAATGAATTTGAATTTATTAGATAAAACTACATGGTCAGGTGAAACGGCTTCCGCTCCTAGTTATGTGGATGATTTAGATTTAATAAGATTTTTAGGTGGACAACAAATAGGGTACTATCAAAGCTCACAAGCAGACAGTAGATTTTTTCATATCTCTTTTAGTGGTCACCAATCTAATAATTTAAGTACTGTGGGTGGTTATGGTGCAAGTGCTACTCAACTATTTCCCTTTTGTAGCTATCAATTACGTAGTATGGATATGTCCAATACTACTAATCAGAATTATTGGAAGTCTATTGGTGGTGGTGGAGTTGTAGGGAATAGTACGGTCCCCGTTGCACAACCCATCCCCCAGATTACTATGGAAACTATTGAAGAACCTAAAGTTGTAATAACTAAAGGAGGTACTAAGGTAACAGTGCCCTCGACAGATATTGTAATTATAGACCCTAAAGATTATAGGGAGAAATGTTTAGAACTAGGATTTGAATGGCAAACACATACAGACAGAATCCAACATAATGTGATGTTAGCGGGATATGCTCTTTATGGGTATAAACCCGAAGACCAAAAATTCAGTAAAAAAGCACTTCAGATGAGATTTTTTGATAAACTATCTACCACTATACAATATATAAAAAAGGAAGATAATGAAGTGATAGGTGAAGGTGTTGCACAAACTGATTGTTTACCCTTTAATTTCTTGGACCCAAATATTTGTGAATATGGGATTAAACCTATCTTTTTAACTGCCAGTGTGCTGGACCAAGTAGTGGTAGAACCAGGCACTATTGCGGCTTTAGTTGAGGACGCATGTGACCCCAATACCTCTAGTACGTGGTTATCTACCTTAGATGTGAATGCCGATGATGATAGTCCATATGGCAACTTCAACATTGACAAAGATTTTTATTTTGCACAATACCCCAGTATCAGTAAACCTAATTTACTCACCAATACTTTAGATTATGGGGCTCCTAGGTGTAGCAACGAGTTAATAAATAAACAAGTGACGGTAGTACCCTATCCCGTGTGGTCAGGTGATACCCCCACCACAGGAAGTACCGAACGACCTTATTTAGTTGAAGGCAAACCTTTTGCGTTTACCTTAGACTATAATTGTATAGGAACTGCTCTACAAGTTACACTTAATGGTGTTACCCAAACACAAGGACAAGTCGGAGTTCCTAGTTATGGTGATTATACATTTACTAATCCTATTGTTACTTTTTTTCCAGACACACTGGCGGCTGAGGATGAAATCCAAGTAATTTATATGCCTGATAGTAATAGAGACTCGTATCATTTTAATTCCTATGTCGTACCTCCTGTTATACCTTCTATTTCCGCGACTACTTCAGCAACTACTTTAACTCAGAATGGATTCTTTTATTTTTACACTCTTGATGAACCAGTTCTGGGGATTGTAGGGATGGTATTAAATGGAATAGTCCTTACGGATGGGGAGGATTATAAATTAATTTCTAATAATAAAGTCCAACTTTTAAGTGTTACTTATCCAGGTGGTCTTGTAGAAGGGGATATCTTGTCCTTTTTCTATATTACACAAGTAGATGTGTTGGGGTTAGCACGTCATAAAGAACCAGTGTTAGAGGTAGGTATTAGATGTTCACCTAATTATGATATTGATTTAACATGTAATGTTTTAAACACTCGAGGAAAGGTAGTATACACCTATACCAACACCTTAAGAAAAGAAAAATGTATAAACGAGAATGTTAGCCGTATAGAATATAAATTAAAAGTGCCGGGACCCGGCACCTATAGTTATCATATAATTTCCACCTCTAAATATATGAGTATAACGGGGTTACCATTAACTAATTCTTTTACTTCTGATACTTACATGTTTAATATAACTCCAGCAGTTTACTATAGTGTATCTGGTGGAGATGATAGTGGTACCACCCAACCCTCCCAACTATAGGGTATTAAAAATGAAAATGAATAAAAACATATGATGTTTACAACAAGTAAAAATAAGACTTATAATATTTATAAATAAATTAGAAGATGAGTTATATATTAAAAACAGGCAGCAGTGGCTTAATAAATGTACGATTAACTGACGCGGGAAGAAAAAAGTTGTCCCAAGGTAAGCTAACTCTCAATTTATTTCAATTTGGAGATAGTGAAATGTGTTATAATTGTTATACTGACATTTTAACACAGTCCAACGGAGTTTTCATTACGGAACCAAAATGGAATGCACAAAATATTTCCAACTTTTCGAATGAGTTGAATAAAATGGATGTAAAGTATCCAATCCCAATAACAGACACTAACAGTGGACAAACTTATGGGGTCCTCACTCCTGGTGCTACTGAAAATACTGTATATAATACTGCTCGTCAACGAGGATTTTTTAGTGGAAACACCACCACCCCATTTTCTGCTATTACTAATGCTCAATATGTTTATTCTGCTAACTGGTGTTATCCCCTTAATGAAATGACGGGTGGAACAGAAATGGTATTATTTAGTGCGGCCTGTAATACTATTGCTTATACTCCAGTAATAGGGGACCTTATTATGGTACAGTATATAAATCCTTTCCAAACCACAACCTCCAATTGTAATACTAGTTATTTAAATATTCCTTCTAACAATCCCGTACCTTACTTATTTTATCAAGTAGTGTCCGCCGCTACCAATATGACTGGTGGTAGTATTGTTACTAGTGCTAATACCGAAAGTCAAATTAAAGTACCAGTAGACCGAGAATTACCTAATTATACCATGTTTCCATCTGCAACAGGATGTTCACGCGTATTGATTTATCCTCCAGGTGGTATACTAAATTTTTATGGAGAAGACACACCAATCCCTTATTGGTCTCCAGGTTCACTATCTTTTGATAATAATTGTGATGTTTCAGTTAAAGATGTTAAGGTGTGGAATATGAATATTAACTGGACCCAAGTATATGATAGCAGCCTTAATTGGGGTACCGTTGCGGGGGTTAATAATAATACATATGGTGATGTAAACACCTATGGTTCCAGTGGATATTGTGGAACTAAAGAATGGTTAGGTTATAACAGTAATGTAGGACAATATGACAGTACCAACGTTACTGATTTTTATAGTTCCGAGAATGTACCTGGTTATCAAAATAATCCCATCCCTACTTCTGGAACTTATATTAGAGATTCGTTTGGTAAAATCCGAACTATTTTACCAGATGACCAAAGATGTATTGCTATATTACATTATAGTAACGAAACAATTTCTAATTTTTATGGAGAAAAATTTGCATTAGAACCTACGGGTCAAGGCACCATTAATGGCATAGGAGAATCTCGTAATTTTAAGATTCATATGCCTACATTGATGTGGCATAAAAAGAAAGGTGGTGCATTAGGAAGTGGTACAGGAACAGGAAGAGGAGATGAATGTACTATTGGACAAACTTTTTATGTTAATCCTCCGGGTTTTGAGAATGTAGATGGTGTTAAATTTATTGCTTCTCTTCCTAATCCTGATATGAATGAACCGGGTATCCGTTATTATCATTTATGGGACGATAATGTTGCAACCATAAGTGGTGCGACTGCAGTACCAAATAGAGTGGGTAAGGTTTTTCCTGATTTACAAATAATAGTAATTGATGACCAAGAATTAGTGGCAGCTATGACTTATAAATCTAATAGAAATTGGACACTTCCGATGCCTCGTTTAGGTTTGATTGAAGCAGGACAAGCATGTGCTACTACCGATAGTAACGCAGGATTTTTTAATGGATTCCCTAATAGTGAACAAGTATGGGTAAGTTATTTATTAGAAAATCATTCTGGTCATACAACAGGGTTACATTGTAATTATTACACTAAAATAATAGGGGATACTTCGGGGTCCAATAAAGATGTGGTGATGAATTTTGGAGATGAGTTTCCATATATACGACCTTATAATAATACCTTATGTGGAGCATATTCTGGTTCTGGAGTTCAAGTGGATACGTTTAATGTTTTATTTCAGAAGACACCTAATGGTGTAGCTCCTGACCCCGCACAATGGCAAATATTAGACATTAGTTCCCAAGTTCCAAGCTATACTGCAACCACCCCCCTTCAGGCGGGAGCACTTATTTCTTCCAATAGTTGTTCCTTTTATTTAACGGCTGATAGTATTATTAGTGCAACAACTTATAATTTACATGATTATATAAACATTCCATTGAATAATAATCAAGAACCTACTAACCTACAATTTGGGGATGAATATTTCTTTTATGGAAGTCTGGATACTGATATTATGGCTACCATTTATGAGATGAGATACGGTATAGGAATTGCTGCGAATCAATTTACCACATCAACTAACCCTACTTGGACTTCAGGTAATATTGTAAGAATAACTGAGATAGGACTTTTTGATAATGATAAAGATTTAATGGCAATTGCAAAACTTAAAAATCCCACTAAACGTGTAGGAATCCAGAATTATCAGATAAAAATTGATTTTTAATTAATCAACCATATGGGGTTTCTAGAACTAGATAAAGTAAATACCTTAGAACTTTTTTTAACCGATAGAGGGAAAGAATTAATGCTCAAACAAAACGGTCAAGGTTTATATGACCTCATTAATCAATTTTCCACTGATGATAGAGATTATGACTATAGACGAAGTAGTGATATTTGGGTAGAAGGGATATCCCCCCAACCGGACGGTAGTGGCCTTCCATGGGGGACCACAGGTATTCCCGGCGCTGGTAATTCCCAAGGTATAACTGGGGGTGTTAACCCATGTGCAACTGGTCCTGTAACCAACCAGTGTTGGTTTGATATGCCTGATGTAAGAGGAGATAGGGGACAAAAAATCATTAGTTGTAATATGATTACGGCTACTACCGAAGGAATTGCAGCATGTACCAATATCTATTGTTTTTATGATGTGACATCTACTAGAATAGCAGATGCACGCGCTGCTAAACTCGGACTTACTGATTGGTTTAATAGTATAACTGCTAGTACCCCCAATTATACTGGTAAAATATTTCATATTCCCGTATATGGGGAGACATGGATTAATACAAGTTATTATCCGTGGAATGGTAAATTGGATGCATGGGATTGGGCACCAGGAAGAAATACAGCAGGCACAAGTTGGACCCCAGCATTTTGTGGTGACCCTACTTTACCTAATTATGCTAGATGTACTACTTATTGGGCACAAGGTGGTGTAAATACTGTGGGCCCAAGTCCCACCACCAGTTTTGATGGTGAAACTACGCGAAAATATCCCACACCAATTACTGGGTTGTTTCTTCAAGCGAACAATTGGGGGGTTAATACTGGGAATTATTCGGGTTTTCCTGTATTACCTCCTGGTGCGGGTTCACAGACAGGAAGCAGAGCAGAGTTTTGGACTACCGGATGTACCTTAAATACTTTAGGGGGGAAACCAGATGCAGGACCAATCCCCAATGGTGAATTTGCAGTTAGTAGTTTTAAAATGATTATTAATAACCCTATTGTGTCTTTTACCGCAACAAGCATTGGTGGGGGTTATTCATCTGTTAACTTTGACCCAACGGCTTTAGAACCACCTTATCCTACTATATTTGGTGGTCTCATTTACCCTGGGTTGAGTGGATACACATTAGAAGAGTACTTCGATGTATTTGACAGTGTATTAGTAACTAGTGCTGCTTCCCAGTATTCAGAATATGCGTCCCCTGAAAATCTATGTGTGGATAATTGTTGTCCCGACCCTTTGACTTATACAGGACCGGGTTTATTTGGTTGTCAAGACTGTAGTCCATTTGATAGTACTATTACTACTGCAGCACAGTACCGGGTATTTGCTTCTGGGTGGAACCCCACCACTGAACTTGCACCAGGAATAAGTGCAGGAACCGCCCATATACAAGTGCATGAATGGGGCATACCCTGCGAAAAATATAGAGGTATGGACCGAAATGTTCTAGTAGTAAATATTTTTGATGAAGTTGATGCACAACCTCGACAATCTCATGCTGGAAATTTAATGTTGGGAGCTAAAAACTTTTATAATCTTACAGATAGTAGTAATTGGCAAAATTCATATCCGGGAAATTATATGAGTGACCCTTTTCCTTATATTGGACAACTAAATGGGACTCAAACTGGGAGTGCAGGTGAGTGGTTAGACAAGAACTTTCTAGGTTATCATGGACATAATAGGGCAGATACTTCTGCTGGTTCCGCCCCATGCTGGGATTATAAACCCTGTTGTGCTCCTACTGGCGTTCCATCTGATTGGAATCAATGGAATATCAACGCTACGTGTGGTACTGGAATAATTGAAGCAAATAAACAAATACAACCCACAATCTCCTATGTTTATGGAGAAGATTTATTTCATAAGACTAATGCTTTTTATAATAATTTTAGAGGTTTTGTGTATCCTGTTTTAGCTACAGAAAGTTCTGCCTTCTGGGGTGGAATTTTTGCACTTCACTTATATGGAGCTATGAAAGGTAGGGTAATTAGTCAGAGTGAGTTCGTTGATAACCCTACGTGTCTTTCTCAGGGGATGACCTTATCTGCTATCACTAATTCTAACCCCTATAGTACGATTACTCCAGTAATATATACAGTTAATACTACACAATGGTATGAACCCGCGTCTACCACTGAACCCTACGATTCAGGTCAATTGGGACCTGGTTATAATTCATGGTACGGTTTTTATGGTCACACTAATGGTGGGAATGGGCAGAGTGGAACACCAGTTAGAGGACTTCAAAATTTTGGATGGGGATTTAGTCCAGATGTGGGATGTGCAGTTCCAGACTGTAATACATCTCTTATTTTTTCTGGTGGAACTTTTGAAAAAGATTTGAATGCGTTTCTTAGTGGTAGTAGTTACTTAATAGAGACCGTTACTACTGGGTGTACAGAATGTCAGTGTTTACCATCAGTTTTTCTAAATCATCCAGGCCCTATATTAGTAGACCCAGTAGACCCAGTAGGATGTCCTTGTCCGGATGGTAGTACTAGTCCCGAGTGTTGTCCCCCACCAACACCTACACCAGAAACTTTATGTGGTCCTTCCCCATTAAGTACTACGAACCTCCAAACATCACAAACCACCGTGAACAGTACCGGAGAAATGCAAAGAAGAAGTGCACGACAAGCAACCTACACAATACCATCTCCTCAAACCTCATTAATGACCGGTAATCATTCTCTAACTAAAGGATTAGAAGTACTGGACGCACCGAAAAGAGTTAATTCTTTAGATAAAAGATATAGGGGGGATTGCAGTATAGGATTTGAACCACATTTACACCAATATTTAGATAATGAGGGGATGGTTCAGTATACTATAGAATTAAGAAGTACTTCTAGGTATAATGGAAAATTAATTGAATCTAATGCTCTATTTTATTGGAAGTGGTCTTCTGGGTTTAAATTTAATAAAGGCACACTAAAAGAAACTCAGCCGTGTATAAAGGTAACTAAAAGTCAAATTCTTAAATTAGGAACTAAGGCTGGTCCTGTATTTTATTTTAACCCATTAGAAGAAAACCAAGATATCTTTACACAAGATATGAAGGCATCTATTCTTACTCAAGAATTGTGTATGTCAATGGGATATATACTACATGGAAGTCTTCTAACTAAAACTAAAAGAATTAGAGTCTGGGGTAATACAGGGTTTGGCTGGGGAATGAAGGTTTTATAACATAAATGAAAATTATTTACTATACAGAAATAAAAGTTAAGATAATTATATAATAGAAAAGAAACAATGGGATATATAGCAAGTTCACCAACCGAGTATTTAGACCTCCATTTAACAGAAAGAGGTAGAAGACTTCTACTGCAAGGTAGTTTAGGAGACCAAATTGTAAAATTCGCATTAGGTGATGGGGATGAAGATTACCAAAATAGCCAACAACTAACGAGTGGGTTTGTACCAGATGTAACTGGTGCTCATCTTAATTGTATTTTTGGTGTTAATGACGGATATGAAATAAAAGATAAAATCCAATGGGTTGAAGGGGGACAGAGTTTATTAAGACAACAACAACAAGCGGAAATGGTGTTTGGATATCAGAGTGAAGGTAGTTATCTATGGGCTAATAAAGCCCTTGTTAATGTATATCTTCATGATTATTTAGCAATGCTCAAAGTCTTGGCATTACATAATGCACCTTATCATTCTTTTGGTACTTTTAATAGTAGTAATTTTACCACTTATTTTAGTCAGATTTTTGATTCAGGTGGGGTTGCCTGGAGTCAAGACATAAAAGAATTTTTTGAAACTTTAGAGGAACAAGGAAAGGATTTAAATTTAAATTTTATTGATAAAATTTTTAAAAGAGTAACAGGTACCATTTCACCTACAAACGTTAAATTAACGTTAGTTGGAAATAATAATCAAACCTTATTTAAGAAGTTTGTAGGTTCAGTCTATATCCAAAGTGATAGTACTCCCATGACTCAAGACGGTCCTCAGTATGGATTAGGTAATCCTGATAAAATTCTTTCTCCTTTTTGTATGAGTAATAGCATTTATACAGATGTAAATAATACTTCATGGGCGGGAGCAGGACCTATGGGCATCAACATAGGCGGTGCAATTGACTATGGTTATAGTTTTGTTTCTGTTATTCAACCTAATGTTGCATATTATCCTGACTATGGTTTTGAAAATACTATAGGTGGGTATTATAATATTTTCCAAACTCAAAATTCTAGTTTTAATCAACAATTTGACACCACCAACTTAGATTGTATTATTCCTAGTGCAAGATTTATACTGCCCCAGAATCCAGACACTAATGCTTATTTTATTTTACAGACTAATCAGATTAATATGTCTAATACTAATACTCATTTTACATCTGCATCGGGGGGGTTACAAGGACAAGCAGCTACTGAATCTACATCAGCGTGGGAAACATTTGGAATGTTTATGGCTGGAACTGCACAATATGAGGTTAAACCGGGTGTGGGGTATGGTAAACAATTTAAAAAACAGAATCACCCCAACACTAATTTGGAGCCCAAAATGGGGGTAACTACTTTGATATATCAAACTATACAATTTTTTGAGGCATTAGAACTGGACCCACTCTGTTCTACATTTATTACAGTGAGTGGAACTGGTGTTAATAAAGTTTATACTGTTCCCTTTACTATTCAAGCGAGTGATAATGCTAATATAGGAACCGCGACCGCCACCTTAAATTTAAATTTTATATTAAGTTTACCTGCTTTATATAGTAATTTTACTTTAGATAGTCCTATTGCGTTCCGTACATATGACACTAGCCAATTGGAAGCGAGATTTTATGGTGGTGGGTATGATGGATTAACTGAATACACTACTGACCCAACTCATTGGCATACAACGGGAGTTAATGAGTATAAAACATTTGTAGACTTTAAACCTTTATAATTATGGCAACTAATACCTCACAAACTATCATCAATTTTACTTCTAATTTTGGAGACACACCTTATGGTAATTCTACCCCTAATATTCAGTATAAATCTGGAGTAAATTATATAGATAATATGACATCTATGCAAACTCCACCTAGAATCGCCCCCAATAATAAACACACCGCAGGAGAATTGGCCAATACTTCTTTAATACCCACTAAATTCTTATCTGTAGATAATCCTATACGTGATACTAGTATTAAAGGAGTAAATTTATTAGTGTTTTCTCCTCAAGCAATTAATTATACTACTAATGGAAATGTGGTAATGGACCCAAGAGCCTATGTTAAATTCTTTTTTTCAGGTGTACAATTTTTAAAATTAAATGGTAGTGAACTTACCCCATAATAAAACAAAGATAAAAATATAGAGAAATGGATTTTAAACCAGTAACATTAAAAACAGTAGATTCTGAAATAATACCTTTTGGAACCCTAAACCCCAACTTTAACGGGTATAATCAAATAAGTGGTTCCAATCTGAAATTTACAGTGGCTCAAAGAGACCCAAATAACGGAAGACCTTTTTCTAACTTATATTCTTCTTTTGGACTTCCGGCTGCTCCCTTTGAGGTAAATGCGTGGGATACCGAATGGGGAAATAATAGTGCATTGACAACTATTGATAACGCACTTAATGTAGTGGTGGTAGAAATTCCAAAAAATACGTATGGGGAATTGATAGATGGAAGGACTTTCCGACTTAAATTACCTTTAGTGGGTGGTGTTAGTGTCAATTGTTATAGTTCATATTACGCTTCTTATAATGCTTCGAGTGACCCGAGTATTGAGGCAGAAAGATTTGGACATACCTCAGCCTTAAGTTTAGGACTTACCCCAGATATTGAAACACCGAGTACTAATGTATCATTTTTATTTGCAGATACTTTTGGTACTCCAGTAAATGGTGGAAGTTGGTCCGCTGGTTATACCACTAGTTCTCCACCAGCTGGTTATCCTGACGCGACTTCATTCTTTAGTTTTACTCAAGATAAAGTAGTTGCCGTTCCTAGTGATGGTGGAAGTGGAGTAGATTATCCTATAGGCATATGTTATTTAGATAAAGGATTTATTGTATTAACTAGTTCTGCCCTTACTCAAAGCATAGATTGGTCTGCCTCTACCGCGTCCGGTTGTATACCAGCAGGAACTGGTTGTACAGGAACTACTGTAATATATAGTGCTATCACCCAAGATTATTTTGCACCCAGTGCTGCAGATTTAACCTATTATAGTTTTGAAAAACAATGGGTACTAAGCGTTCAATGTGATGCAATAACAGATGAATTTTATTTAAGTAGTAATCCTACCGCTGCACCTTTAAATCCTATAGTCACTTCTAATGGAGAATATGATTTAAGTAGTGTTAATAAACCCGTTTACATTACTGAAATTGGGTTGTATGATTCTAATGGAGATATGCTAGCAATAGCTAAACCCGATAGGCCAATTGAAAAATATAGGAATCAAACACAAACTTTTGACTTGAAATTTAGATTTTAATGGAATTAAAAAATGAACCCAAAGTACTGGGATTAGATATCTCAACCAAGACTATTGGTTGGGCTCTTTTTGGGCTCAAGAGTCAAAAATTATTAGAATTAACCCATTTTTCCCCTAGAGTTAGTCCGCGCCCAGAAGATAAAATAGAAGAACACCTGAAGAAAGCGGCGGCTTTTCAAGAAAAATTAGAAGAAGTAAAAGGATTGGGTGTTATTCGTGTAATCATTGAAGAACCTCTTTTAACTTCTAATAATCTTTATACGGTAGGGACATTATTACGATACAATTCAATGATTGTTAAAACAGTTTACGATATCCTTAATGTAGTTCCTACTTTTATTTCTACCTACAATTCTAGAAAATATGCACATTCTTCATTGTATGGTTACAATGACAAAGGTAAAAAAGTATTATTTGGTGGATTTCCTAAAGACACTAATAAAAAAGTAGCAGTCTGGGAACAAGTTAAAAAATTAGAACCACATATTGTTTGGCCTTATACTAAAAATGATACCCCCAAAAAAGAATGTTTTGATATGGCAGATGCTTACACATGTGTAAGAGGTCATATGTTACAAAATGAGTTGTGGTAATTGACATTCTCACTTAATAAAATTATATTTAGGTGTGGAAGACTATCAACTTATTATAGAAATACTAGAAGAGGTATTTGGTGACATTCACCAACATTACCCCCATAAAGGTCAGATTTCATTTGATTGCCCCGTTTGTTCTTATGATATTAAAGGATTAGAAAGTGGAGACCGCAAAGGTAATTTAGAAATTAATTATCAAATGGGGGTTTATAAATGTTGGGCTTGTACCGAGACCCACGACACCCATGGATATATTCCTAAACTTATCAGAAAATGGGGAGATAAAACCCAACTACGTAATTTTGAATTAGTATGTCCTGATGAATTTCTTCAGGTAGAGAAAAAATTTAATAAAAATATTAAATTACCATATGGTTTTACTAAATTAACAGACGCTTCACCTTATGATTTAAATGCAAAACAAGCATTTAATTATCTAAGAAAAAGAAACATAGGAGAAGAGCTAATAAAAAAATATGGAATTGGTTTTACCATTCAAGGAGAATATAAATTTAGAATAATAGTACCGACTTACACTTCAGAAGGGACCCTCCAGTATTTTGTAGGAAGAAGTTATATTAATGCTAAACTTAAATATAAAAATCCTGAACAGGAAAAAAGTAAAATCATTTTTAATGAAGAGAAAATTGATTGGGAAAAAGATATATTTTTAGTAGAAGGTGTATTTGATATGTTCTTTTTACCT